GCCTCAGCTATTATCAGGCTCATGCTTCCTATACGCCTTTGCGTTAAACGACAACTCGTGAACACCTCGCTCCAGCTTCGGGATCACATCAGTGACCTTATACCATTTACCCTGTTCAAAATCCCAATCCATGCTTTCCCTGAAAATCGTTCCGACATTGTATGTAGGCGAACTGTATTCAGGCTCACCAATCACCGCATAACAATCTTCAGGCGCTTCAGCAACCTTCACGCCAAATCGAATGTCATAACTCATGTTCATTATCTCCATTCTGAAAGACAGTCAGTAGTCTCCTTCTGCGCTCCTTCTCTCGCCTTCGTTTTATCGTCCTCACTATTCTGTTCATTCTGTTTGTTCCTGCTTTCAGGGCCCTTTTTATACGCTTGTAATCTGCTATTGATAAGAACGCTTTTCCTGTCAGGATGTATTGCTCAAACTTCGGCGGTTCATATCCAGGTTCTGGTGGCAGTTCAAGAGCCTTGACGGTTATGGGCCTACCATTATCATCAAATAGCTCATACGGCACAAACCCTCCATTAGCTAACCAGGGAGGCATCATTCCACCTCCTTTCTTTTCCCGTCAGCGCAAAACCAGTTCTCCGCATTCCCGTGTAAATGCCCCTTTTTACACCATTCCCGTTCTGCGTTCGGGTATTCACAATACTTGCAATCCTTGCATCTAATAAGTTCTTCGCCCGTAAGGCACACAGACCCAATACCTAACGATGTTATTACGTCACCAACCCTTGCAATCATTTCTTTCATTACGCTTCACCGCCTGTCTTAATCATTTCCATTCACGTAATAATTTATATTGTTTTCAGTAACATCCAAATCATGCTCCAACTGTTCAATCAGTTCTTCCTGCTCTTTCAGCAGTTCCAACGCATTTGCAATCAACTGTATTTCACACGGATTGTCTCCAAAGTATGGACATTCATAGCATGTCTTTCCGATGCTGAGTTCTTTTAGGTGGTACTCCAACCCTTTGACAACCTTTTCCCGGTCAATCGAAAGCCCCATTGTTTGCCCTCCTTTGCGTGATTCCATCGATGAGTTTCTGCTGCTCTTTCAACAGGGTAAGGGCATCAGCAAGCAATTTTTTACAACTCAATGTTTGTCTTTCTTTCCCATACAGGCATTCAGTGCAATGCCCTTTTCCTGTACATTCTTCCAACCCTTTGATAACCGTTTCCATGTTAATCACTCTTTTTCACCGCCTTTTCTCCGTCAGTATGCAGTTTTTCATCGCCCATAATGAGCATCCCCTTTGGCATTTTCCGCTCAAGGTCATCTATTTCGGCCTTTTTAAAACTGGTATAAACCGTGGTCAATGTGATACTCTCGCCTGTCATTGATGACGGTTCGTTTCGCTTCCACGACTGGTAAATTTTCATGGCATTTTTCCTTTCCCCGTCAGCACAGAACCAATCGTCCGGTGGCGGAAATACTCTTCCGCTTCCTGCAACAGCTCAATAACCTTCTTTATATCTGCCATAGTATCACCTCAATGGAAATCAGAAAAGTTGTACTGCTTCGGCGCGTCCAATAGCCTGATCTGCTTGTACACAATGCCTCGTGCTTCCCTCTTCTTTTCAGGCAGTTTCTTCCCAATCTCGGAAAAGAACTTCCTGCTCGTCATCACGTACTCATTATTCTTCTCGGCCCATCTCACATATGCGGCATACAACTCATTAGCAGGAATCCCCTGCACAACACTGTAGTCAATCTCTATGCAGGAATCGGCAAAGGCTTGCAATAGATCCATTTCATTTTTGTACTCATCTGTTGCTTTCTTCACACAGCTCGGCATATCAAGCCCTTCCCTTGCATACATCCGCACTCCATCGACTGCCCAATGCAGGATCTGTGGCATTTCTTCCCGAAGCTTGTATTTCAGGTTTTTATCCACTCTGTCCTTCGGGATATTCACTTCAAAGGGAATCAGCCGAATGCGTCGCCAAATGCCTACATCAGTGCCTCGAATAACAGGCTTGTGGTTCGTGGCAATCCATATCTTGAATTCAGGTTCATACTCAAACTCGTCGCCAAAGAGGAATCGGCAAGTTACCTTTCCTCCACCAGTCAGCTGTTTAACCAAACCCTCGTTTAGGCGCACTCCCTCGCTCGGCTCTTCTGATGTTACGAACCTGACTGATTTCAGCCTCGCAATATCAGAGTTCGGGCCTCCGCTTGATCCATCCCGTTTCATCATGAGCGTATCAGGTTGAGCGTTTGCAGCATATCCACCAAGCATGTCGGCAATCGTATCCAAGAACGTGCTCTTGCCATTATTCCCTATCCCATACAAGAAGAAAGCGCACTGCTCTCGGTTGCTCCCAGTGAGTGAATACCCTATACATTTCTGCAGATATCGTACAAGATCCTCATCCCCATTGCAAACCTCATGCAGGAACTTCAGCCATCGGACAGGCTTTTTGTCTGAGACATCATACTCGCTCAAGCACATTTTCGTCATCATGAATTCAGGCACGTGCGGCATCAGCTCGCCGTTCCGAAGATTGACGATTCCATTCTGCACATTCAGATATTCCTGATATGCATCCATTTGATCTGGCAGAATAGGGATCCCTTCCAGGTGCTGTGTTTCGGCGACCATCGCATTCTTTCTGTTCGCATTCCCGCAAGTGTTCACAAACTTCAGGAAAGACTCGCGTTCCTTTTCGTCCTCAATCTCGAAAGCCTGAGCTTTCATGTCCGCAAGCACCAGATCCGTATACTTCTTGATCTCTCCAGTGTCGTCCAGAGTCCATACCTTGCCAGTCCAGTAAAACCACTTCTTCCTTGCATAGGAATATCGAATCTCACCGTTGCACCTGTCGTATAGCCTGTGGGCATTCCCAGTATCAGTCCTGTCATAGTGTTTTTGCTTGGGCTTCTTCTTTCCGAAGAGCCCCAGCGCAATCTCTGCATCATCCCCTCCCCTTTGCGGGATATACACCTCTGTGCAGGTAGAAATCGCTTTCGTTATGGTCATCTGACCATAAGTCGTTTCCCCTCGCTTCTCATCCCACTTCGGACGCATCAGACCACTGCTTCGGAATATCCTATCGACCTGACCTTCATCCTTCTGGCACCAAAAGGCAAGCTGTCCACACAGGGCAAGGTCTGCCTCCGACTGTGAGTTAAAAAGCCCCTGCCACGCACCTTCATACTAGTGCTGGTATACCCTGCCTGTCTTGCACGCTCTCGCCTTGTCTATGATATCTGTATCCGACATCTCAAGCCTGACAAACTGCGTATCCCTGATAGTCTGCGGGGTCAGTTCTGGCAGGTATTTGCTATGCAGAACCTTGATCCGCTCTGTACAGTCTTCAATCTTGTCGTACTTTGCATTGTACTGGTTCCCAGTCATGATAAAGTATCGACCTTCAGAATACATCTCTACTCTGCCTCTGCGTCTGCCTCCCTCTGGAAGACTCCCCTTGCAGATTATATGTATCCCATTCCCTGACTTTGAGATCTCATTGTACGAGCGCAGTCCTTCAACAAACTCGTCCACGAAATCAACATCGTCAAGGCATTTATCCAAATCGACTCCAAAGTAGGGCGGGGCAAACTCGAATCCAACGCCATCGAATCCGTACTTCTTCACTGCCTCCACAGCAGTATCATAATCAGACCATGTTGATGGGTTGTTGCTCATGGCATTTCCACCAGTATATGGATTTTTAGGAATCTTGTCTTGTGTCCAGCATACCCATTGCTTCAGGCTCTTCAGCTCTTGCGGAATCATGCAAATCCTCCAACTTTCCCGACAGCACCAACGCCGTCGCTTCACAAATGATCTGCCATTTCACGATATCCAGCATCTCAAAAGGCAGTCCTCTTCCTCGCTGTCCAGCATCCTTTTGCGTGGTCATCCCAATAAGTGTATATACCGCATCCTTCAGCGCGGGAATGTTCGGTTCATGGCTTCCATCCTTCAGGAAATTCCACATTGAATCCTTCAGCTCATTCGCAGGATTAGTCATTCCAGCCTCCCGTATAAGGTCAGTCTCTTTTTCAGCCAGCTTTTCAGCATACGCATATCGTCCTCAAAATCCCATAGCGTGCCACATTCCTTGTCTCCGAACTTTCGCATCACTCTCCCTGCAGATTGCGTCACCGCGATTTCGTCCTTGATGGGGGACGCCATTATCAAATGCCGAAGGCAAGGAATATCAAGCCCTTCCTTTGCGATCGCATATGTAGCGAACAGAACCCTGATATCACCATTCTGTACCGCTTTCAGCAGATCCTTTCTCTCCGACTTGCGGCTTGACGAGAGATTACCTTTGCTATAATCGCACATTTCGGACAGGATTTCAAGATGTCTCACTCTCTCGCTCAATACCATTGTCGGGCCATCCTTTGCCGCTGTGTTGATCGCATCTGCAATCACTCGGTTCCGGTTCTCATCCTCAATACAATCGGTTATCAGGTTCACATAATTGAGCGTGCCGTCAGGATTCAGAACCTCTTCGATATCCGGCTCCCAGCCTGTCGGGATAGGCTCAATCACATTGAGCGGTACTGTAGCACCTTTTACCTGATCCCTGCTGATTTCGTAGAACTTCGGACCGAGAAGCGCGTACATCGCTTTCTCCATCCCATCGCCTCGTTTGGGCGTGGCAGTCAATCCGAATTTGTATCGTGCTGAGAGGCTCGAAAGAACCTTCCAGAACATCGTAATGCGAGTAGGGGTTCCTACGCATCTGTGGCACTCATCGACTACTATCATGTCCCAGAAATCCTTGAAGCCTGTCAAATCGATCTTTGACATCGTCTGCACAGTGGCGAAAGTGATTCCCTCACTCGCATTCACTTTCCCGCCTGTAATAGTCCCCATAGGCACAGTCAGATACTGCTTGGCCCTATCCATGCTCTGCTTCAGCAGTTCATGTGTATGCGTCAGCCATAAGGTTCTGTATCCAAGCGCACTCATGATCGCAATTCCTATCTGCGTCTTACCTGAACCGCATGGCGCAACCAATACCCCGTTTCGGGCTTTTAAAGCCCTTTCCAGCGCTTCCTGTTGATAATCATATAAACCTTCAACCTCACCGCCAAAGCGCCTCACAGGTGCCTTTAAATGCTCGGAGGGCACAACCCTTAATCGCTCGCGCAAGGTCTGCAGCATTCCAAATGGAACGATCATTCCAAATCCCTTTTTCTGCCACAGAATCACATCGCGCGGCGTATCCCATGTGCTCTTCCCCATTTCCTGCTTTTTAATAAAGTCTGGATTGGGCCATTGCAAAAGAGACTTCAGGAACGTTTCGGTGGAATGGTCGATGTCCTGTATCTCGATAGTGCTATCTGCATACGCAATCATAACGGCCTCCATTCGGGCAAATCGTTTACATCAATCCCCTTATGCCCTAACCACATCTCGGTATGAATGCGATCTAAACCGAGATACCTTATAGCCCCTTCAGCATGAATGAGCAGTCCGATCTGTCTTGCGCTGGTCTTTTTCTCCACAAGCTCAAACGCATTGATCTGATTATCCTCTAACCGAGAGAATGGGAACCTATGCCCTTCAGATATCACTTTTGCGTCGTATACGCAGATCTTGTCTGCCTGAATCGCTATGATATCAAACGGCTGTTGTCCAGACTCATCAGGATGAATCCTGTGCACCCAGTATCCAGCCTTGTGCAGTTCCTTCACGCACTCGTCTTCAAACTGGCGTCCAGTCATTTTTGAACCTTCCCTTCCATCTGTTTCCAGAAAATTTCAAATGAACTAAGGTCATATCCAACAACAATCTGCCCGCGGCAGAATAATCTGAGATATCCGCTCTTGGGTAGACAGTCAATACTCCAAGCTTGAATAGGTCTGAAGCGTGGAAGTTCACCATTGAGATTAAACTGGCCGTATCCTCCCATTCCGTCAATGTTAATCACATCAGAGCATCCAGACATCCTGACAACAGGTTCCATATTTTTATCAACGCCTACAAACTCCATGCATTGCCATCCGCTATCATGCAGTTTATCAATAGGAATAATTACAATCGATTCAAACGGTGGCAGGTTACAACACCATGAATCCCTGAATGGAACCTTTTGAAAATCCTCTCTGGTCATTTCCATTATGTTCATGCGTCCGTCCTCCTATAATCAAGGCAGGGCATAGTTTCCCATGCCCTGCCACAGATTGTTACCAAGGGCAGTCTTCAGGATCCTCAACCGGCGTCGGGATACCCTGCTTGGCAGGGATTTCCCCTTTCCACGGAGGAAGTTTATCCTGTTTGTCTTTATGAATGAACCACGCTACCTTAGAATATCCGTTCTCGTCAATCTTCACATGCGCGGCCCCTGCTTTGCCCACATAGCTGGCAAGGTTGAAATTCCCATCATCGATCCCGAAGGAATCAAAGAACTGCGTCAGCTTCTGGTTCGTGATCTCCGGGCGCTGATCCATGAATACGATGTAGTGCCAAAGCAGGGAATTGTATCCGCTAACCCTGAGCTTGATCACCAGCATGTCGTTGCCATTCTTGCTGACTGCCTGTTCCGCAGAATCGATCACAACCCTGTGATCACCTGCAGGAATCTGATCAAAAGTCTGTTCCGTCCGTTTGAAATTCCAAGCCATTGTTTATTCCTCCTTCAGAAAATCTTCCACAGCGCATACCTTTCTGGTATCCCGCTGATTCTTGGCATATACGTTCTGGGTCGCTTCAAGGATCAACCCTCTTTTGCCCTCTTTGTTGACGCTGATCTTTCCTACTACATCGCAGAGCCCGCAAATGTTGTCAACAATCTTTGCTGAGACTCGCGGATACAAGCGAGTATAACAGCTCCCATCAGGGTTCTGAAACTGTTCGTTGATCTCCCATGCAGTGATGTACACATTCACTCCCAGACTCTTCAGGAATCGCAGGGTGTTCACAAGCTTGAACTGCATATACTGATAGTCTGCCTGTGCAGGAACGCCTTTGTTTTTCCCCTTGCTCCCAAGATCGGAAAGGATACACCTCTCAAGCTCGGAAAGGTTGTCTACGCATATGTTTTCGTAGTCAAGTTTCCCTTCATCATGCATCCTGTCCAGCTCTCGGAGCTTGTTCTCCCAGTCATCCCAAGTGTGGATATTATCGACCTGCCACACATCGATTCGATCAAAATCATGCACGACCTCGTTCTTGCTCATGGTCGGAATGAACGTTCTGTCGATATCAAGGACCAGCGTCTTTCCTTTGCTCTGCTCTCCGATAATCCCGAGGAAAGTAGATTTCCCAACCCCAGGCGCACAGTAGGCAAGGCAGGTCACAGGCTGTTTCTGCTTCACCATATCTGAAAGTCTCATGCTCTACCACCTTTCGTGAATCCGATATACTCCATTTTCGGATCATAGTTCCTGCAAATGCTCATGTACTCACAAGGCCTGTTCCATTTCATGCAGTGAGAAGGAACCCTATAGAAATTGTCACAGCCTGTGATTTCTCGACTCATATCCTGAATCTCCTTGTCAAACTCGGCTATCTCTTCAGGGCTTCTGTACACATTGATCGTACCAATCTTGACCGGCGTATCAATGTCGTACCAGTATAGGCACCGATCGCGGAATTCCTCTTCAGTCTCTGTTTGCTTCTGGCGAATGGTCGGGCTCTTGCAAACTGTATACAGGATGTTGTTGGTTCCATATGCCCACATATAAGTCAGGATCTGCTCATCATTCTGCAGTCCCGCAATATAGGCCTCGTCAAGATCCGCGCTCGTAGTCTTATGCTCAACCAGGCGCCCATCAGAGAGCCTCCCGTCACACCTCCCTACAATCGTGTTCCCATCTGGCAGATCTTTGTGGAACCATTCCTCGACTGCCTCGACCTTTCCGATCTGCGGCATGACATACTTCTGGAATGCAAGCGCCATCGCATCAGTCTTCGGGTTATCAAAATCCCAAGCCTGACCAGCGAGTATGGCTTCAACCTTCTCATGATAGGATTTTCCACGCTCAAGCACTTCAGCATTTTGAGCCGGAATTAAGCCCTCAATATACTTCAGCTTGTACTTGCGTCGGCAGGACTTGAAACATTGTATACCGCTGTTGCTGAGTCTCATGCTCATTCTCCCTTCAGCGCGTTAATGATCTTTGCTATTACCTCTTTCGGAACATCCTTGCTGATTTCCTTGATCCGCTCAATCGCTTCATCGGCTTCACGCATGGCGCAAACATCAGCCCGAACCTCTTTGGCCCGTTTCAGCATGGCGTCCATTTCCTCTTTGCTCTTCTCAAAGGAGACTCCATCAAGCATAGCCGAGAGAATCATCAGCTCAAAAATCTCCACGTCTTCGTCACAAAGCTTTTCATGCAGACTGCGAATCACGCACCGTATCACTTTCGTCAGATCCGCTGCTATGGATTCCATGTCCCCAGTCATCACAATATTAACCTTATTTTCATTCGCTTCAGCTTTAAACATCCTTCTCGTCTCCCTTCAGCACCATTTCGATTTTGGCAACGGTCAATTGCGTAGGCTTCCTCTTTCCAACTTCAATCGCGTTTACAGTCATCACATTCAGTCCACAGCGGTTCGCAAAATCTTCCTGAGACAGTCCGTGTCTCGCTCGGTATTCCAGAATCCTTTCCTTCAGGCTCATCGTCTCACCTCCTTTCTCTGTCCATTGTAGCATATTCATCAGTATATTTCAACCCCTTTCCTTATCAATTTTATGTAGTATAATCATACATTTTCTATTTATTATATAGCGAGGAAGAAAAAGTATAATAATAATAGAAAATGTATGAAAATCCTACACGCTCTACATCATTCCTTCAGCAGAACTCCGATCGTATCGTAATACTCATTCTGCTTGTCGCTCCGATCGGGGTTCCACTCACCGGCAATCCTGCTCTGTTCCCAAAGCTCGCGGCGTGGTGTGGTTTCAGCTACCTTTCCCTTACCCCACTTGACCACTGTGATATTCCTGTATCCATCGGTCCCGCAGTTCACTGATACTCCAGAGTAGTCAGGGAACTTCTCTTTCACAGCGTCTGCCAGCTCATCCATGAGTTCGTAAATCCTATCCATATTAGCCTCCTCAAGTGTATTTATTCGGATCGCTCCACCATGGGGTGAAAGCGAAAGGAATCTCAAACCAGAGCGTGTGGTCAATCGCTGAGAGGAAGGTTGTCACCAAGTGGCGATACTTGTATCGATCAATCACAGTCTCCGTCTCATTCGTGACCTTGCACTGCAGATCGGCAGTCCAGTTTCCACGCTGTTCAGGCGTTGTGACCTTCAGGATCTCTTCATACAGCTCATTCGGTGTCTCAATATGGTTTCGCAAAGCGCCAGTCATTTCCAAGCCCCCAATCCATTTCTTTAACGTCCCATCCGCACTCAACATTGTCAGGATTCTTCGTTATCCGATACTCTGTGTCTCCGATCTTCACGTATCGGCATTTGCTTGTGGTGATCCCTCCGAAGTGGTCTGCAACCATTCCTCTAACCCTGCGTTCCGAATTCTTCAGGCTGATATCCTTCAGGAACTGTTCAATCTCGTGCTTCATCTTACGCCATCGTAATGAATCGCCCATACTTTGCTTCAGGGAAATAATTGATGTTGCCATTCAGGCTGATGTAGGCTTTCCCGCCCCTGCCCTTCCGGACTTCAAAGCTTTCCATCTCGATGTCCAGCAGTTCGGCATCGCCTCCGCACTTCAGGATCCCAGCCTTCAGAGCTTCAGCCATCTTTCGTGTTGCCTCAATCATGATCTGCGGCGCCTTCAGCGCTTCCAGCTTGTCAGCCCGCTCGGCAGTCATCCGTGCCTCATTCTTGCAGATCCACTCTCTAATCGTCATGGCTCATGGCCTCCCTTCATTCGATCAATCTCTTGATCTGTATGTATTGTACCATATCCCTGTATACCTGTCAATACCTTTTCATAAGAAAATTGAAAGTTTGTCAGAACAGGAACCAAGCGGTTTCCTTCAGCCAGAAGGCCTCATGGCGAACCAGCCTCTGGATCTTTTTGTCGAACACCTTCCGATCGGCTTCCTGCAGGCAGGCATTCTTCCGATCCCACAGCTTGTTGAGCTTTTCGATGGCGTCCAGCCTGCGGGTCTTTTCGATGATGTCCAGTCCCTTGAAAATCTCCGTGTACTTCATGGTTCTTGACCTCCATTTCACAGCTTGTCGCAGATGTCGTAAGCGGCGAGGAATTTGTAGCGCCAGTCTCTATTCTGAGTCAGCTTCCCATACCTGATTGCGGATTCCATTTCATGAATCATCCAATCGATCGCTTCCTGCACATCGCAACTCATTGTTTCGTCAAGCAATTCGTCTTTCGCTTCTTTGTACGCTTCTTCGGAGCGAATGTCGCTCTGGTAGGCAATGCGGAATGCAAGGGCCCGCGCATCATACTTGTTGCAAAGAATCTGTGTCATGGATCATGTCCTCCCATCTCATTTGATCGATCTTTCGATCTGTATGTATTGTACCACTCGGTTACATAAAAGTCAATACATTTTTATAAGAAAATATAAATAAAAGTTATCCACAGGCAGCAGCACAAAAAGAAGGCTCTGGAATGCCCTCCAGAGCCTCGCGTTTTTGCATATGCCTCTCCAAGGCCTAAAAAGGCCCCTTGTAGCCCTTCCACCCTTCAGATGAATATTATATCATCCTCCTTTCTACTCAAGTTTCTGTGGATAACCCTGTCCAAAAACCTTACCAGATTTTACATTGTGTATAAACCTGTGGATAACTTACATGGCGCCCCATACGCATCCGAATTTGAAATGTTCTTCCACATTTTTGACATCCTCGTCACTCAAGCTCTTCAGCTCGCCATTGCGTCCATGCTTGCAGATGAAAAGATTCCCTACGAGCATGGGCTGATGCGTCCGATAGTGCATCATGGAAATCAGTGCTGCCTCGTTATACAAACCTTCATCGTCGCAAACAATGGAATATTCGATGTCGCCGATCCTCCGCTCTACGATATCAATGCACCTGCATTCGAGTATATCATAGTATGTGTCCAGTTTGTCTTTGATGTCTACGACCTTCAGCTTCCCTTCCTTGATCAGAACTCCGTGTAACATACTCACGCCTCCATGTCAATGATCTGTGCGAATGCCTTCCGCATTTCGCGTGCCATCCGCTTCTCTTCTTCAGTCAGGAATACCTTTTCGCCATTCACCAGCGTATATGGCTTATGCTTCAGGCTTTCGACCAGGTTCCCATTCAGCAGGATCTTTCCGCTCGGGATCTCAATAAACATATTCATCATTGGCCTCCATCAGATCGACATATTCCGCAATGATCTCCAGCGATTCTTCGTAGCTTCCGCACTCCAGAACCCGTGCACACATCTGCTCTGCATCAGGCTTGCGCTCTTCCTTCAGCAGAGCGGCGTACGCCATCCCCAGGATGTAAAAGATGTTTCCTGACTGCCCATGCCTGTCAAACACTACCTTGCTCATTCCCAGCATCCTCCATTCGAATCAGTCTGTCCGCGATCGTAATCAGCTTGTCCATCAGATCCTGTGGCAACTGCTCCCCTTCCGCTCGGAGCGCCCAGTAGGCTTCGGACCCGAATGTGTATGCGGCCTTTACAACTTCCAAATCTTCCATCCCTCTCACCTCATGCAGATCGTTCCGCGCCTCGCGCCAGCCCTGAATGCTTCCACAGTCAGGTCATACTCTCTGTCCCATCCATCCTTGCATTTCCGATATGGATACGTGGTCTTCAGCGTGTATCCTTCCCCTGCAACACCGTGTGTAATCCTTCCGTCCTCCACGTAAACCTTGCTTCCTCCAATGATGTGCCATCCGTTCTTCATGTCAGGCTCCCTTCTGCCCTCGTAACCTCCGGGGCGGGTTGTTGGTTAATATCCATCGTTTTCCCAGTCAAAGTTGAATCTCTGCTTGAAATCCGCGTTCAAATCGTCAAGAATTTTCTGATAGAATGCCTTGTCTTCACCGGACGCAAGTTCGAACTTAACTTTGATGCGCTTGTAGTTGTCTACCATTTCACGCCCAATTTTGTCAGTAATGATTTCGTATATGCCATACTGTTTCATGTTCTTTCCCTTTCTGCCCTCGTAACCTCCGGGGCGGGATTCTATCAGATTTCAGTGTATCCATGTTTCCGAAGGTTGATATATCCAAATCCTTCAGATGTAAGGCTCCACGCTGTTATACTGTACTTCCGCTCGTCTTCAAATGCTCTCTTTCCATCAAGCCAGCGGCTCATTTCAGCGTCAGTCTCGAATCCCATCATGTAAGTTTCCTTGTGCTTCCCCTTGATTTCGGCTACCTGATAAATCTTCATGGATCATGTCCTCCCTTTCTCTGAAGGGTTTAGGCCCTTCATCTGTATGTATTGTACCACTCCCCTGTATATCTGTCAATAGGTTTTTATAAGAAAATGGAAGAAAATTTACTCACCACAGAACCTTGACGCTTCGTTCCAATTGTTGTAACGCGAGCCTGTCCTTCCTGAGAGTCATCTGCAGGAATCGGAATACCGGATGGGTTTCCTCATTCCCCAGGAAGAATCCTTCCAGCTCCCTCTGTTTCCATTCGCTTCTCTCAACCAGCGCCCGGATATAATCCTGTGCCGCAAGGCTGATCACTGCCATTACCAGTCGTTCCCAAGGATCATAGTCCTTTTCGCTCTTCCACAGTCGGCTCCCGCTCATGCAGGGCTTATGCTCACACGGAAGCAGGTTGTCATAGTATTCCATCGTTGCGACATCATTCAAAAGGTCTTCGTACTGTTCGCCATCGATCTTCCTGATCGATTTGGCATATACAGTCCCTGCCATATCATCATACCCTTCCCCAGCGTCTGGCACTGGTGGCAAAGCACCCAGCGGATGCCCTGCCCATCAATGTCAGGCATTCGCCAGTCGTGTGAGCTGTTTGTTGTACTTCTTCAGCATCCTTCTGGCGACGCTTTTCTGCTTATCAGTCAGGAACCCTCGCTTGGTCACGAACTCGCTCACACTGGAAAGGAACTTCGCGTCGGCCCCATTGAAGCCTCTTCCGTTCCGCTCTTTCGTTTCGCCCATCGCCTGTTCCGCATCCGTCTGCTCTGCATAGAGCTTCTTCAGGGCTCTGTACAGGACTGTGTCATTCGTCTGAATCAGCTCTGCGATCTGAGCCTCTGTCCAGACTTTCGCCGGATTATACACCTTGTTGTAGTAGTCAGGGATAGAGATCCAGCCCTCCTTGGCGCAATAGGCAAAGTATTCGGTGTAGAATGGGCGGAGATGTTCGGGCTGCCCATCCACACAGACTGTATCGAAATCCCTGCATTCAGGATCCTGGAAGAGGTGTCCCACTTCAGCGTAAGTCCCAACCTGTCGATGCCCCTGCATCTTGGCTACCCAGAGCGTATCTCTGTCAATGATCTCGTACGCAATCTTTTTCATGATCTTAACCCTCCATTCTCAAGGCAGGACGTAGGCAATCACATAGCCTTTGTAATCCTTCGGAGCCGCTTCCTTAATCTGCTTCCGAACCTCTTTCTTGGCTTCAGTCAAGGTTCCGTATGCCCAGAATTCAAGACCTTCACATTCAAATCCCCAGTATCCGTATCCGCCCCTCGGGTTCCTTCCATACTCATGCATGTACTGGCTGTTGCTGAATTCGATCTTCATGATTCGTTCCTCCAATCAATATTTGAAAAGGTCTACCATGCTGTTGAAATAAGTGCTGGCGCTTCCATCCTCAAAGTAAATAATCAGATACTCGTTGCAAGGATCCTTGGGCATCCAGCCTTCCATTTTCTGAGGAAGTTCGGATTCGCCCCGCACAACCTTGAAGGATTTAACCCCTTCCAGATCGTACTGGAATTTCTTGGTGGAATCCTCTTCGTACTTGCATTTGTCGTAGCCCTTGATGTAGCACTTCATGGATCATGTCCTCCCTTTCATCAGTTCCCCCTTGGTTCGTATATAGTGTACCACTCCCAGACCTGCCTGTCAATACTTTTTCATAAGAAAATATAAAAAAGTATGGCAGGAATTTTCATCCCTGCCATACCGGTCACAGGTTCCTTACTTTCCGCATTACACTTTCATAGATCCTCGGCTGGATCACCTGCATTGACTCCATAAGCTCGTCCATCACCTTCATCAGCTCGCTTATGGGCTTCCCTTCTGCGGCATCCAGAAAATCCGAATCGCCATACCTTCCTGCAGTCTCTTCAGGCGGTGGCGCGTATGAATACATCGGCGTTTGCTCGACTTCCTTTCCTTCCCCGAACAATTCCTTCCGTATCGTGTAAAATGCGGCAAGCTTCAGGCAAGTATTCGCATTCGGGTTCCGCTGGCCTTGACATTCTGCAATCGCTTGCTCTAAATCCTGCTTCGTGATCATTTACATTTCCTGTTCCAGTTTCTGGATGAAACGCTGTGCGTCCATCTGCAAATTCTGTGGCAGTTCCTGCATCATATCCCGAACGCTCTCTACCAGCACCTCCACGCCATCGGCGCGAGAATAACGACCCATAGAATCCCTGCGAACATTCCCAGTGCGTCCACGAGCATAGCTTCCTTCCCCTCTGATCCTACCATCATCGGTATAGGAATATCTGCCTCCCATACGCTCGTACGAATAACGGTTGCCGCGCATGGAATTCCCTTCCTCCTCCATCTCATACGCCTCAATAATCTTGCAGATATTTTTCACGGCATGAGACAGCTTGTCTACGACTTCCAGACTCCCTGCAGTCAGTTCCTGCTTTCCGTACTCTTCCAGCTCTTTCATGAGCTTTTCCTTCAGCTCATACAGTTCGTGCATCTCTTTCACCTCCTCACGCGATTCGCGAAACGGTCAGGTTGGCGTTCTGGACAAGGATTTCAGGCGCAACTCCACCGGGCGCCGCTGGCGTGGACACATTCTCGACTGCAACCGTAAAGCAACAGCCCTTCGGAACGGTAATGATAGCCGTGCTGGTTACATTGAAGAAGTTGTCTGCCGTAGGCGGGTCAGCCGCAGTAGCCGCTGGCGTTACGATCGCCCTGCTGGTCAGGATAGGTTCCCCATCGATCGCCAAGGCAATCGCAATAGGCCCAACCGTGCCTCCATCAGGAATGGCAATATTGCCATTGAAAGTGACCTGATACCTTGCGAAACATCCGCAACCGTTTACGATGCCACGGAGAATAACAATCCCTGACTCATTCCTATGCAGAACGTATCCCCGATTGCACGGGATATTATCATTCAGGATAACATTCTGTCCCGGTTCCACGAGCTGAACCGGATTGAAAGTATATTCAGCCATGGTCGCGCCTCCTTAGAAACTGCCAGCGCACCCGCAACCACAGCCATTGTTGTTCTGGTTGCAAGTGAAGATCGGCGTCATACCATACACAGGCATGGACGGGACGGGACAGCTACGCATTTCCTGAATGAGCTGATTGGCAGTAGTGGCCTGACCAGCCCGGATAGCGGCAGTCTGGACATCCTGGGACGCCTGACTGCGAGCATAAAGCAGTTCCTGACGAAGCTGTGCGATCGTGTCATTCTTCGCGTCGATCTTGTCCTGACAGATCTGATCAAGGATCCTCTGAGTAGACGCAGTCTGTGCAGTCAGCAGATCGCGGATTCCATCGGAGATAGCGGCGCGGTCAGCACAGTTCTCGGTGGCGATGGTATATTTCAGGTCATTTGTCGCGAGCCGGTTATCACAGCAACACTGGGCAAGCTGAGACTGAATACCATTCATCCCCTGAGTGATAGCGGTCTGATTGGCAAAGGATCTTTCAAGATCCGCAATCGTGTTCCCATACATCTGCTGGGCCAGAGCATTCTGAGCGCCATTTACAGTCGCGTTCACACCAGCGAAACCGGAGCAAAGAGACTGCTGGACTCCAGCAAAGCCCTGATTCACGGTGTTCTGCATATCACAGCAACATCCGCAAAGCTGAGTGGACAGACCGGAAATGCCAGACTGCAGACCATTCAGCCCACTCATGACAGCCGCCTGATCAAAGCCCCTCTGCACTGAGCCACCATTACCATCATTCACAATGATCGGAGCGCCGGCACCATAGGCGCCATTGTTATTGCCTCCCCAGTTTCCACCGAGAGCGGCAAAGATGATAATCAGCAGGACTATCCACCAACCGTTTCCGTCACCGAAGCCTCCATTGCCACCGCCGTTGTTGCCATACCCAGTCGGGCCGACGAGCATCGTGGCAGGAATGCCGCTTCCATTTTCATCGTTCAAAGCCATTGTAAAATCTCCCTTCTTACTATTTATACTCACCGCCCTGTGCACCGAACGGGTTGTATCTTACTTCAGGTTTCCAAGCATCTGTGCCATCTGCTGAGCCTGATTCAATTGGTTCTGGTTTATCTGTCCAGTTCTGGTCAAATGCTCCACAATCTGCTGTGGGCTATTCAAATTCGCCGGGATGTTATATCCTGCCCTCTGCAGTAAAGCGAGCGGGTTCTGTTTCAGCTGTGAGAGCATCCCCAGCATTTGATTCCCTCCAAGCAGTCCAAAAAGCGGGTTAGCCATCTGCATTCACCTCTTTCTTTAACAATGCCTCTATTTCGCCTTTAAAGGCCTCTAATTCGGCCTTTGTAGCAAAGGATGATAAATCTATCGACTGAGAGCTGGAAGCCGCCTGCGGGGCATTCTGGGCCTTTTCTGCGTACTCAAAAATTCGGAGCGGTAACGGCATGCCAGAAGCATCGCTCGACTTCAAGTAAAATCTCTGACTTTCGCTGTCCATCAGCAGAACTGTCGTATTCGGCGCGACAAGATAGCTCTTTGCCCCTGATTCACCCTGCACCCAGATCAAACCATTGTTTGGCTGTTGCTGTGGCATCTGCACAGGCTGTGCCATCTGTAGCTGACTCATGTACTGATTCTGATACGGATTGTAATATGCCATTATTCCTTCCTCCAGCAATAAAGCGGGATCTCTTTTGAGCTATCCCAGCTGTCGTAAATGTCTCCATCCTTTACTGTTGCCACATGGCCATGCATCGCAACCACGAATGTTCCTTCAGCATGATCCTTGCAGAAATCTGCGAGCGTGTAGCAGTCAGGACACGAATTCGGTATGATTTCCCGCTTGAATCCGTTCTGCCTGAGAACTGATCCCCACACCGCGTTTGAGCTGATCACATCTCCCATCAAAAATCCGTTGACGGCAATCTTTGCATACGCACTTTCCCAATCTGTGCCCAGAGCTTTCGCAATTGCACGCACAGCACAGTCCCCTGCTCTCGGTTGAGCAGGATTTGGATTGTATTCCACCCACATGATCACCACCTTCCTTTGCCTGAATTTTTGCATAACAAAAGCCCGGTGGCGATGAAACCACCGGGCAACTTTCGTGCAAGTTATCCACAGGTTTATCAACAATGTCAAATCTGGGAAAGATTTTTACCAAGGTTTTCCACAGAATCTCGCCGAGAAGATCGAATGAATATTCCTTCATCTGAAACTGGAAGAGCCCAGAGAGGCCTTTTTAGCCCTCGGAGAGGCATTCGCTTCCAGAAGGCCAAAATAAAAAGGCCAAAAGCCCTTTAAAAAGCCTTTGGCCTGTGGATAACTCAACTGAGCCTGTGGATAACTGTTTTACCTCTGCATCCTTGCGAATACTCTCTCTTGGCCCTTGTATACGATGTTTTTGACCTGTCGAACAGACAAATCGAACTCCTCCGCAAGCGATTCAAAATAGACTCCATCAATGAGCCGCCTTTTCAGGATAGCCCTATCACGCTCCGAATGTATATACTCGTCGATCGCCTCCGCAACTGCCGAGTTAGTATATTCTATCATCCGGTTTTCACCCGACCTGTGCCATGACACATATTGCAAGTTCGGTATCCGCTACCTGAAGCAGTCTTCCTGACACGAGCCCTGGTCACGACTCGCTTATGGACTCTCGCTCTCACTCTCTGTATCGCCATAGGTCAAATCCCCACCGCTCACAAAATTGTTGTGCCCAACCTGCGTTGCATCGATGTCTACGTCGGATTCTTCCACGGTCTCCACTTCTTCAAACTGAGCCTCATAAATAAAGAACCCTGTAGCCATCCCTGCCATCAGCACAATCAGGACCAGAACCGTGATCCACAGCCGTCTGATTGTGCGCTCTGCCATCGCCAGCATCGACTCTTCCTGCAGGCGCTTGTATTTACACTCCTGACAGTTCATGATCAACCTCCAAAGAATAGCTTCACAAGCGTGGCAATGACACCGGCTCCGATAGTAGTCAGCAACCACTGGATGGTTTTCAGCTGTGTACGAATCACTGCAAGATCGACATTGATATCATTCACCCTTGCATCAATTGCGTTCTGTGTGGTCGTACACTCTTCTCGCGTTACAAAGATCTCTTTGAGCCGCTCAATGTCTTCTCGTTCAAGGGCCATACTACCACCACCTTACAGATGGTGAGCGTCAGTAGGATTATTCACAATCCCAAAGCCCACAAGCACGGGCAGAAGGACATTCATGAATCCTTCCACCGTTTCTGAGATATCAATCTTGCAGAACGTTTTTACAAGGAACACAATGAGAGCCGCAACACTTACCCATAACGCCCAACTCTTCAGGCGATTCTGCTTCTCTGTCATCATGGTTTCCACCTCCCCCAACTAATTCTAACATTTCGTTTGTTTCCTTGTCAATCCGATCGGTTATAAAATCTTCAAGCTCCTGTCCGGTAGGCATAGCATCAGCCCCTCAATCCAAGCCAGTCACCGATGGTGTTATAGACTGCTTCAAGGTCTTTCTTCTCAATCACAATCGTATCGCTGTCAGTTTCCGTCTTTTCCAGATACTGCGTCATCACCCAGCCGGTCTTTCCATTATAGGTCACCTTTGCCCACTCGCCGTCTTCCTCCTCCACGTGCAGAACAGATCCATCCGGGATCTGTGCAAGCCTGTCGGACGTCTTTGACGCGCTGGCCCGAAGATTCAGCGCACCGCCTACCACTCTCGCCTGATAGCTCATCTTTTCGCCACCTCCAAATCCATAGTCGATCCTGTCCCAAAGCCCAATTCGGTTCCAGCCACCATTGATGGCCTTCCCGGCGAACTTGCTTTCGCATACACAGCCCCTTGACGAAGAGGAATTGATTGCCCCCAGCCCGGTCGCTGTGTAAATCCCGATATGGCTTGCGTTCCCGATCCCATCTGGCTTGTACTTCTCCGGCTCCCTTCCATCCTGCTTCAGAATGAAGAGGAAAGCCCCGACCGGAATCTTGCCATACTTCCTTTTGCACTCCTCCGGCGTCCCGACCCAGCTCATGCGTCTATACCAAGCATTTGATCCAGGAAGATTTTCCTTGATGCCAACATCTGACAAACATTTCTCTACGAAGGCTTGGCAATCCATCTCTGAATAGGGTATGCCCAGATACTGAAATCCAACCTTGGCCAGCTCTTCAGCCTTTGGCTTCATATAATCACCTCCTTTCGCTTCCGTCAGCGGCAACAAACAGTGCCGCAAGGAGAAAACCGAACGCAGCTCCGGCTACAACCGATACCGGAATCCAGATCCACGATACCATTTATCCACCGCCTTTCTGCTTTAAAGTCCCCTTTAAATCATCACGCTGTCGGTTCTTTCGGTTCAGGTTCCTGAGCGGGTTCAGGCTGAGGATCGTGATGGATATATTCTTTGTATCCTTCTGCCGCATCCAACTGCTCATCCGCGATCATGACATATGCGCTGATCACATCCGGTGCATTCCAGAGCGTCTGGCACAGCGCGTGGAAATTCACCTTTGCGCTTGCGATGTCGGTAAATCCTTCAGCATGGACGGAAAAATTTCCATTGACAACCTTGATAATAGCGTACTTCATTTTTAGTACCTCCCTTATGTGTTAATGTTGTTGAGTGCATCTGCCAGAGAAAGCTCTGTACAGTTGGTGCCGGGTATTATCATTGCGCCTGATGCAATCGCCGCCGTTGCCAGAAAAAGCCTGTTTCCGATCATGAAAAACTTCCCGCTCGTTATAGCTGTGTTAGCTGTCATGTCATCCTCTGTCGGCTTGGTCAACTGCTCAATATAGAGTTTGGTGTCAGCCCGGTAGATGACGGATGTGTCCCCGGTGTCTGCCCAGATGTTGTTCTGGCCGAGGAGCGTGCGGACTTCCTGCGGGGTGAGTTGGTAGGTGATGGGGGCGGCAAGTTCGTAGACAAACTGAACACCGGACATGGCGGTTTTGAACTCAGATTTTGTTAAAGACTTATAAGCATCTGCATACACTTGTATGTTTCCGTTTGGATGGGCAGTGATCCCGTCTACATTTTGATCGTAAGTGTTAATCGGCTTTGCTTTGAATGCTGAGCATAAAAGATTTGGAGTTTCGGATGTCACTTTGGTTGGATATTTTGCTGCGATCAAACTTGAACTATAAAATCTATTTGCTCCTGAAATGGGTGCCGTGTTCCACGTCAATGTCCCCATATCCACCATCGCCCTATCCACCGTCAGCACACCGGTCGTTACATCCAGCGTCCCGCCGTACACCGTCCCGGCTTCAGACGGAAATTCGATGTCGTAGGTCTGGCCTTGGTAGGGTTCGTAGGCGGTGGCGGTGGCAAGACTAATCATCGGATAATAAGTTTCATCGACAGTTTGTCCGCTACTGATTTGGATTTGATAATTCAGCCACGAATCCTTGGGAAGTGTAAATGTTAAACCTGATCCTTTGTCATATACATCCCTGATGGTTGTATTAGATATTTTCGTTCCGTCAACCATCTGTCCTATGATATAGAGCATTTTTGTTGAGCTTTTGCCACCCGTTAGAATGTATGTCCCAGCCTTAAGGAATCGCCAATCAGCCTTGGTTGTAGCACCTTTCCACCATGCCATACCAGTAGATGTTCCAACAACATGAACCGTACCGTCTGCGTTCGTAGTGAATGTTATCCCTGCGCTCGTTCTGTTGACGGCAACTGTTTCCACCAGATTCTTCCCTGTCCTTGTCACCTTCGCCCCTGTCCAGCCGGTGATGGGGCAGATGTTGGAGTAGGGTGTCCATGATGTAACAGCACCCCCTTCTTCGATTTGCACCTTGTTACTATCGAGCGCACTTGTGCCAAAAAACAGTAAATAATGCGTTGATGAGCTTGTTGTAAAATCATTTGCATACGGTCTGTCTACATCAGAAAGATATGTCTTGTTTTCATCATAACTGTAGATATTTGCCGATGTAGCCGTCCCGTTGACAGAAAAGCGATACCTTGTATTCGGTTTTACCTTGATAAAATTCTTTGATCTGTATCTTTCCGTGTTGCCTATTTTTTCGCCTGTGCTTGGTGATAGCGCGCCTTGCTCAATTTCGCCATCGAAAATATTCTTCCCGCCCCCCGCAGGCCACGGGCTGTCGTACCCATGCAGATCCTGCACAGGCTCAATCCCAACAGTCAAGGATTTAACAGGAGCTTCGGCCCCGTCCGGGAATGATGCGATAGAACCGGATGCAGAGGAAATAATAATGTCTGCCTTGTCCTTTAAAGCCTGATTTAAATCAGAAACATCATCGGCCAGCGCGTCGAATTCCGTCTGCGTGACTTCGCCCGGATCGCCCTTATCACCTTTTTTGCCATCCATGACGGTGAAAATATGCGGCCCGGTCTTGTCCGTGATTGTGATCTGATTGCCATCTGTGATCGGCGTGACGGAAACAGTCGGAGAAATCCCGTCTGTCCCATCTTCTCCGGGTGTTCCGGGATCGCCCTTTTTACCGTCCATTACATCGACTGTCCTGCTTCCTGTCGCGTCCGTGATCGTCACCTGATGCCCTCCGGTGATGTCTGTGACACTAATGGTTGGCGATACGCCGTCCTGACCGGGTTCGCCATCCTGCCCGTTGGTCAGGTTGGCCGCGGTCGTGCCCGAAGCATCTGTGATGGTAACAGTCGCTCCGGTGGCGGTCTGGGTGACGGATGCCGTCGGACTTACGCCGTCAAACTCACCGCTGTCTTTGGCTTCCTGCAGTGCGGAATCAATGGTTCCGGGAATACTGCCAAGGATCGTATTCGCTTCGGTGATCCAGTCATCAATCTGGTCAGGTCTTTCGCCTGACGGCATAAGACTGCGCTTGACGGCAACCTTCACGATGTAGGACTTGACCACCACTTCGCCCACGGAGAAAGTGAGCTGAATCTCTCCTTCTCCTTCCTGCGTAAGATCGGTACTTTTTACATCCCAGATGACATCGGAGCTGTCCACAGACACAATTGCCGGATATGTCGTGCCGAACTTGACCGCTAAGGAAGGAACAGCAGAAGGATACTCATCAAAGACGGTTTTGCATTCAAAAACCACTCTGGTTCGGTCATTTTCTCCGACAAAGCCGATCTGCAAGACTGAATTTTTTAGATTGTATACGCTCCTCCGGATCTCTCTCAAGCTAATCACTCCTTACGGGTTCACAACCCATCCGTTGATCGGGAAACTGAAGACGGAATAGATACGGCCCGTAGCCGTTGTCGATGTAATGTTCGACACTCTTACTTCGCCGGTGGTGTTTATGGACAAGAGACCGTAGGCAACCGCATCCTTTGTAAACGGAGCGTACAGCAGACCATGTGGACGATACCCCTCCGGCAATGTAAAAATCAGGTTGTCAGGCGGCGTAATTACGTGCGTTTTTGACTCTCCCTGATACTGAACATGAACCGTGTTTGCGTTGGCATATATACGGGTATTTGTAGCGGATATCGATTCTGCGAATGTCACAAGACCAGTAATCAGCTTCCACTCTGTCAAACTTGACCAATCCCATACGCCAGCAGCTTTCCAGCCACTGATAATATCGCCATTTCGACGAAGGTCGGCCCACGCATTGCTTGCATTAACCCGATAGACATAGCCGGTGTAGTTGTATGCCTGAAAAGGCGAATATCTACCGGACGGAGCGTACTGGACATTCCGCACTTCGCCATCCGTCATAGTAGCAAGGATAGCATCAATCTTTGTGCTGAAATCAGCTACGGAAGTAGTGCCGATAGTCTTGACGCTCAAGATGTCATTCAATGTATTTACATCGCTCTGACTCGCGGCCCCGATGTTACTCCTCGCCCGAGCCTGTCGTGTCGCGGTTTCGCTCTGCGCCGAGTATGTAACCGTGTCCCTCTCCAGTTTGTTTTTGAGATTCACCCCGTAAAGGATCTCTGCATACACCGGGACGGTCGTACCAGCAAAAAGCTCATTGCCGTGGTCGTTGGCTGTATAAGCGCTGTCAAGCGTGACGGAAGTGTAAACCGGAGCAGAGCGCACAACGTAAATGTACGACTCATCAGCATCATACGGTCTTCCGCTGGCAATGACCGTTTCCAGATTTTCTGCAGTATACGCCATGCGCTCGATCCGGCTAATGGCTTTCTGTGTCACGAAATCAATCTCATCCCGCACACTTTCGACCCGCATCAGGCCATTCGGAAAGTTCTGAGCCATGACGGAGGAAATATCCACGGTGTATTCCATATAAGGCTCATAGTCATCCGGCCCACCGTTCACCCAGTCGGCCCACGTGTTGATGATATACGTGCTTGTAATATCCCCGCCCTGTACAAAAACATAGCCATCAGCAGGAACGTTGAACTTGCGGTCGGATACCACAACCGTACTCCGGGCCCCGTTGAGCGTTTCGGCGAAGGAAAGACTTTCATAGGCACCGCCGATATAGAACCCGTATGTGTCTGAGTATTTTACAACCCGCGCATATCCTTTGGTTGAGTCGTACAGGTTCCAGCCTGTCCCGGCAAGCATTGTCGGGGTGGCGCAGCTGATCAATCCGCGATCGCCTTTGACATAGTTGATATTGATCTGATCCCCTGCTACAGGCGTCCCGGTTACATCAATGCCGTAAAGCTCCGGATCGGCGCTCCACTCGCTTGTATAGTACAGAGTTATGACAGAACTTTCCTGCACATAGTTCTTGAACGTGGTTTCATTCAGGGTGGCAGTGATAGGCTCCTCGCGCTCAATCGGGGTCACGGTCATCTCAAGGACTTCCTGCACCTCTCCGGTATGGATACTGTTGCCCTTGATAGACTGCACATAGGCCGCGCCGTCTTCAATGGATGCATCCACATCAGCAGTGCGGATAATAAACTCCCCTACAGACTCATGAGTCTTGCTGGTCAACAGATTTTCCGCAAGCGACGCCACCCTGAGAGGCACGTTCCCGGTTTCATCAGGGAAGATATCATTCACGCTCTTGACGGCTTTTTCATCCAGCTCTGAAAGATCTTCCCTGATGCTTGCGCTGAGGCTCTGGATCGCTTCACCAGTAGCATGAGCTTCAGCAACCTTTCCGACTTGCTCAAGGGAAGCGTCCACATCCTCGCTCCCGATCTTATCGGCAAGGGTTTCTGCAATGCTTCCAAGAGCGTCGGCAATCGTGGTCGTGCTTTCAGAGTCGACCACAATATCCTCGCCAGTTCTGCCACCAATATCATTCAGCACTTGCTCGACCGTTTGCGCTCCCTGATCGCCGCTCATGGGGATGTTAGCAGGATACACATGGAAAGTGCCTGTCAGGTCAGCCCTGACTCCGTTGATGTTGATATTCGCGCCCATGCCACGGATAGCATCGCCTGTTGCCTTTGCATCAGCCGCTTCGCCCGGATGGGTCAAGGTAGGGTCAATCGGCATAGGGATTACATCGGCGTCCTCAATCTGGTAGGATACTTCTTCGTTTAAATCCTGATTCTCGTTGATTTCGCTCACGGTTTACACCTCCTTCAAAACATCTGCAATGGTCAGGGTACTCTTGCTCTCGCCGATCGTCCGGACGATATCACCGTCCACAACCTCGCCATCAAGCCGGATAGGATTCAGCACGACCCTGATCTCTGTGGCATAGCTTCCAGCCGCCCAAGTATCCGTATCAGAATTGCGGAAGGCGACCAAGAAGCGCCCGTTTCCGGCTCCTTCGTCATCATCTAGCGGATACTCCCTCGCAATCTTTACGGTGTCTCCGCTCTTGACCGTATAAAGCGCAACATCCCCCGCTACAAATGGCTTTCCGCTTTTCCTCGCGCAAGTGACATAGTACGAGCCTGTGTCCCCTCGATGCATAGTCACCGCGCTTGTGGCAGGATCAAACATGAACATTCGCTTCACTCCCTTCTTCGTCTGCTTTTTCTTCCCGTGCCTTGTCGATTGCGTCCAGACAGCTGTCAAGGCTCTTAACTGCCCCAAGAATTTGCGCTCCGATTGTCTCGAAGTGCGAAACCGGAACCGAAATCCCAGCCAGCCCGTCCCGAATCTGCTTCAAAGCCTGTTCCAACGTGATCTCCATTTGATTCCCTCCTTTTATGGTTCTGTTGAGCTGAAGGATCGCAACCTTGCCCATGTGCCGTCAGACCGTTTAACCCAGATATAAGCATTAACGTGTTTCTTTCCGCTCTGGAGCGTTGTCCATGTCACAGTATCACTTGGGGACGATCCGCTGGGCGTTGTCCCGTATACTTGTAGGGAAATATCGTCCCCGTCAATGGAATCGATGCCGGCATTATATCGTCCGTGGTTGATGCTTGCAACTATATATCCACCTGCGGCGGTGTTTCCGGTCACCGTGATCAGGTTATTGTTCGTCTGACTCAAGGTGTATGTCAGCGTTGTAGCACTCCCGTCAACCGTACTCGGCGGAACCTTTATATCGAAGGAATTTCCTGTCCCGCCAGACGGTAGCGTAACATTTGCCTGAGCCGCTTCCCAACCTTTGTTATACTGTTTGTGATTGATACTTGCTATGGTACGACCGCCAGTGCCCTCTATTTTAGCAAGGATCAAATTCTTATTTTGTTCATATAGCTCATACGTTGTAACCGTTGCTTCCCCGTCCACCTCGCTCGGTGGAGTTTCGACGCTGAACTGTGTAGCAGTACCACCGGCTGGTAGAGTCACTTTTTTGTACGCCGCTTCCCAGCCTTTATCATACTGCTTGTGGTTGATACTTGCGACCATGTACCCACCTGCGGCAGTGTTGCCCGTCAACGTGACCAAATTATGAGTGGGCTGGGACAACGTATATATCAATGTCGTGGCGCTTCCGTCAACTGTACTCGGTGGAACTTTAATAGTAAATGCGTTCGCCGTCCCTCCATCAGGTAGAGTTACCTTTCCATACGCCGCCGCCCAACCGCTTCTGTACCGTTGCGTTGCGTCTACCAGAACGCTCCGACCTGTATCATATTGATAGCTTGGGTTATCGCTGTCGTAAGCTTCAATCGGCACGGTGGCCGAGTTTCCGTCCCAGCTCACCGTACCCTGTACAATGGTAGTCCAAACGCTTTGGTTTTGGGGCTTTGCTGTCGCTGTAAACTTGCCGCCGCTCCACCCCAGAACCCACGAGGCGACGGCCTTGCTAAAAGTTACCTCATCCCCCTTGACATTTGTGAGCTTCAACGTATTCCCTGATACCTCTGCGGATTTAATCAAATTGCCGGCAATTGTAGGCGTTATTGTGCGAAGGGCTTGTGACTCTTCTGATCCTTCAAGGAAAACCAAGCTCTGGTTGGCTCCAATCTGAACCCCACCGCCAGCGGTCACTTTCCCATTGTTGATTGAAACATGGCGGGTTGAACCCTCAAAGAAAACAGGCTTTTTAAACCGTGCCATGCCTTCACCGACATATAGCACCGAATTCAAATCAACATTCCCGTCCAGCTTGATTTTGTCCGCGCTAATCATGATCTCGCTTTTTGACCCATTTATGGAAGCCACAATAGATGCAGGTTTTATCTTTGCGTTTTTGCCCGTGCCCTCAACAACAAGGCTGATCGAACTTGCATTCTGATCAATCCGTGAGCCGATGCTGTTTTCGTTGTCAGTGGCATACATAAGGATCCCATCTGGGGTCAGCGTCAATCCTGCTTGCTTCAAGATGTTGTTGGCCCTGTCTGTCTGAGCCGAATAAAGCTCAATCGACTTATCGGTCTGTTCTATATGCGTCTTAAATTCCTGAGAAGCCTTGTACGAATTCACGCCTGATTTCTTTGCTGATTTGCTCGCGCTCTTTTGTTTCTGATAAAAAGACAGCACGGAATCCCTGTCGTCGCCCAGACTGACGGTTGCATCCTGCGGATTGTTGAAAACATCGCCCCAGACAACGGTCGTAATCACATCCTCGATGGTGATCCCCTCACTCGGAGCCGCGAGCCTGAAGAGCTTCCCAGGACGAAATTTATCCAGTTCCTCCCCGGTTATCTGCGACAGTTCAATGGCACTGATTTCGACTGAAAGCTTGGGCTTCTTGTGCGCTTCCAGATAATGCTTGGCAACAAGCTCTGCCTGAGTCTTAGTATATCCGGTACCTGTATCTACATGCTCGACAAGACCGTAGTCAGAGATAGTATCAGAATTCACATAAGAATAGGCGTCCTTCCTTTTCTCATCTCGACCCCTTATCCACACTCTCGTGCAAAGATCCTTATCATCAGACTTGATGGTAGCTGTCTTCACATTTCTGCTCAGCCGTCCCTCCGCAGTCACCTCGGATTCTTTCTTGACAATCGATAGCGTCCAAGGGGTCGTTTTGAAATTGAACTTCATCACATAATCGATGCACTGAGAGAGGATATCATTGATGGCTTCCAGCAGATTGTCATAGTCAATATCGACAGTGACTGTATCGGTACATTCTACTTTGCCGAGCTTCCACTTTTTGCCCCTGTAATGCTCAAAAATGGTCTGGATCGCTTTTCTGCAGGTCATCTCGCCCTCAATGGTTGCCGGCACGATATAATCGCCCAGCTCGACAATTCCATGATCCAGCTCAATCGAATAGGTTTCTGATCCTATCCCAGTCTGCGGGGAACGAGTGCGGAAAATCCCTGCACTCCCCACAGGCGTGAAAAGCTCGACCCATTTCCTTTCCTTCAGCATCTCATCCTTCGTAAGATACATCGACGCAAAGGATAGGGGAATCAGCTTCTCGGTGATCGAAAGGCTGATCGGATGCAGTCTGGAAACCTCTTCAAGGTTGCTGTTCAACAACCTTGGCAGTTTTGTCATAGCCACCGCCCCCTCGTTTTAAAAACTGCAGTTACTTTGCTTGGCGCCACAACCTTGACAGAACAATTCGCGCCGCACTTCGCTGTGATGTCATCCGCTGAGCTTGCAGTCCTTTTCGCAAGGATACTCGTGCTTCCCTGTTTGATGGTCAGGATCCCTTCGGAATTATGGTCAAACACAATCTTTGTATTGACCGGGCAGGAAATCCCTGAGAGCGTTATTGTGTTGCTTCCAACAACAATCGAAAGGCTGGCAATCGCTTTTGCGGTCGGTGTCACCTCGACCGTAAAAGGCGTAGCATCGGCAGTCCCAGGGACCGCAATCGTACCACCCGAGTTAGTTCCCTGCAGGGTTATCACAGTCTCGGCAGTGTCCTCCCAGTATGGGCTCGCATAGCCTGAGAATTCGATAGTCAGCGGATCTGTCCAGTTTCGGACGCTCCCCAAGGCAGGGATCTTATCGCACACTACAATAAGTCGCTGGTCAGGCCTATCATTGATCTTTAGCGTTCCCCCGTTCCTGCACCATGAAATAACCTTCTGCAGAGCGGCTTGCCTTTCCGCAATATCGTAAATGTGCAGTTCAAAGGTTACAACCACACTGGCCTTGCCCTTCTTCCTGTCCCCTGTTATGATGGTGTCAGTCCCCGCAGGATTCTGAGTCTGCATCTCGAACTCATGATCTGGGTACTGTACATCCAGCACGTAAAGGGCTTTATGAAGCTTGGCCATATGCGTGTTATTGAGCGTTACATCATATCGACTCACCATGTTGAGAACCTCCCTGCATCAAGGCGTTGCCCGTTCCAGCGGTTAGCGCCTTTTGAAACCTCCCGGTCGGTCACATACGTATTCACGTTTGCCTGCTCCATACCTTCTTTGATAGCTCGTGCTACAATGCCTCCCAGAGCCCCCAGATCGTTCCCAGACTCGCTCCGGCGCCTCGCCTCACTTGCAGTCAATACTTCTTCCCCGCGATGCAGAATGGCAGGATAATTGTCATACGGGACATACCTTGAACCTATCGCCTTTGGGAAAGCTGTTGGAACTCCGTTTGTTACAACATTGAGATAAACCGTCTTTTCATCTGGAAGGTTCTTCAAAGAATCGTTTACTTCGTCTACCTTCTTTTTCGATTCATCGGCGTCACCGAAAAGATTGTTATAAATCTCATCCATGCGCTTCTCATAGCCTGCCATGTCCGCTTGGCCTTGCTCGACTTCTTTTTGTAGCGCATCGGCTTCTTCTCTTGCTTTTCTTGCGCGGTCGGCAAGGGAACCAGTAACACCGCCTTGCTCCGCTTCAGCCTTTTTCAGCTCCTGACTTCCATAATAAGAGAATCCCCACTCCATGTTGTAATTTCCAAGAGCCGCCAAGATCTGACCAAAACTCAATTGCTCCGGAGACTCTAAGCCAAATTTGCCAGCGAGTCTTTGCTTTGCGTCTTCTGGCATTGCGTTAAAATCGCGTTTTGCAAGAATCTCGACTTCTTTTTCTTTTTCGCGAGCTTGTTGTTCAAGATCGTATGCCTCGTTCTCCTTTTTAAACCATTCTGTTTCTTTCGCTTCAAGGGCCGCTCGCTTTTCTGATAAAGCCTGTGCTTTTGCCCTCTCAATGGAAAGCTGTTTCCACTGCTTTATAGTATCCTCAATAGCTTGCTTGTTTGCATTGATCTCCATAGTGTCCAGATTGATGACTCCGGACAAAGATGGGATGTTTTTAATGAGCCATTCCGCAGTTTTTTTCCACTCTTTCTGTTGCTTCGCCGTCAGCTTCGTAGCATCGCCCATCGAAAAGAGCTTCTCAATCAGCTCCTTCGCCGCTTCGGAAGTCCCCTCAATGGTCAGCAGATCGGCTCCCAACTGGTCATCTATTTCCTTGCCTTGCTCAGCCAAACTGCTTTTCCCCAGTCTTGGGTTGAAAAACGAAAGCACAAGGGTTAGATTCTTGACGGCATCAGTCAGCACAGGCATCAGGTCTTGTACGAATGATGTCTTAATGCCATTGATCTCTTCCTGAAGATTTGCCATGGCGTCACCATATGCCACAGCATTTTTAATCTCTTCATCAGACATCACAAGCCCAAGATCATCTGCCTCATTCAACAGATCCACCATTGGCTCCAGACCGCCAGCAATCAAGGCCTTGATAGACCCTGCATTCCTGCCGAAGAGCGTGTCCACAATAGAATCTCTATCCTCACCCTGATACGCCGCAAGCGCGGCCAAAGACTCCTCCATTAACTGCTGAGATGTCTTTAGACTCCCATCGCTGTTTTTCACATTAAGCCCCAACGTACGGAAAGCACTCGCCTGATCATCAGTCAGCGTTATATTGTCCGACAGCAAGTTGTTAAGCGCTTCGATAGTTTCGCCATGCTTTTCAGTGGTTTCCTGAGCGTTCAGCATCGCTTGGACTTCTGCCTTTAACTCATTACGAGTCTTCTTGTATCCATCCGCTTTAGTCAGCTCAATATTGAGATCATTTAAAGCGGCCTGTTCTTCCTGCGTCACGTTTGAAGCATCGCCAAGGATCTGCCGAAAAGACATCAATCCTCGCCGAAGGTCATTCACAGAACCGCCGCTCTGCTTCAGCGCATGATCCCACTGCTGATACGCATGAGTTGTCAATCCCATAGCAATAGAGCCTTTATCGATCGCGTCACCAGTAGACGCCGCCAGATCAACAGACTCCTTTAATAGCCCAGCTATTTGAGACAGCACAGCCGCAACGCCGCTGGCTACAATCGCGCCCTTGATATTTTGGAAAATGCTTCCGACAGTACCTTCAAAATCTCCGGCACCATCCTCGACATCTGAAATGCCCTGATCGAACTCTTGATGGTCAAGGCCAAGCTGTGGCGTGTCAGGATCGCTGACCTCGGCCTCATTCGCGGCGTCGATCCCAGTCTGGAAATCGGTGTCGTCCAAATCAAGGTTGGGGTCATCAGGATCATCGACCTCGGCCTCGTTTGCATCGTCAATCCCGCTGGTAAAATCGGCGTCGTCCAAATCAAGGCTTGCATCCTTATCATTTACTGTAGCCGCATTGGCATCGCTGATCGCCGTAGTAAAATCTTCATCATCAAGTGTCAAAGAAGGCGACGGGACTTCGATGTCCTGTCCTGCCGCTTTGGCTTCCTGAATCGCCTTATCATAGTCCTTTTTATCCAACGCCAGTTTGGCTAATAGCGTGAACAGCTCCATCGTCTCACCCCTCTCGTAACCGCTTTAAAATCCCCTGCTGAATCTGCTCTGCTGTCCTCGTGTCCTGCTTTTTCACTTCATACTCAATCGCGGAAGGAAGCTCGCCTTGGAAACTCCCTCCCCATCTCGCCGAAAGCCCACGAGCTATTATGCAGACAAGGTCCATCGCGTACAGGTCAACCCGGCGTTTGTTTGTGACGGCCCGCAAATACTCGCTCCTTCCATCCCAGTCAAGCTGAGGATACTGTGTCAGCGAGATAACCGTGTCATTTATACCGAAACGCCGAGCTGTGTAAAAAAAGGCCCGATTTGCTCCTTCCACGCATCCATTGCGTCTTTGAAAAGCTCAACTCCATTCATCCTGAGCATTTCCTTTGTAGTCTTCCCTTCGACTGTGGCAAGGATTTGGATAGTATCCTTCAAGTGCTTGTCTCCAAAGAGAAGCGGCGCCATATCCGCATAAATAGTCAGCATCCCTTCAAGCTGACTGCGAACACCCTTCTTTGTGCACTCGCGTAGGGCGTCCAGAAATTCCTGATCATCAAGGAAATGTCTGACTGGTCCAGCAATCGAAACCAGAGCCGCACACATTTCAGCCCCCGTCTTTTCCAGCAATTTATGTCCCATGCTTCCTCCTCAAAAGTAAAGGGGCAGGGGCAAGCCCCCACCCCTTATTGGAATGTCATCAGCCACCAGCGGCCTTGTCAAGGAAATGCACCGCAAACGGAGCGGTATCATAGTCAGAAACCCCAGCCTGATGTGCATGAACTTCAATAGGCAGTGTACCCTCACCCTTATCGGTAAACGTGAAGGTCAGGTCAGCAGTGTTCAGCGCGTTCTGCAGTTCAATCACCACAAATCGTCCATCCGCAAGATCCCCTACCCAGCAAAGAGTGTCGATGTAGTCATTGCCAGAAATCGCCGTGTTCATGGTCACAGTGGTCTTTTTGCCGCTCGTGGTCACCTTCCCAGTGCTGAGCCCGAGCGCAAAGTTTTCAGGCGTGATCTCCACAAGCGTGGTAGACAGATAAGCATCCACCGAATCAATAAAGGTATCACCCTTGAACCGATAGCGGCGCCCATCAAGCTCCGGCTGTCTCGGCTCCTTAGTTACCGTGAAAGAGCCACCACCACGAGTAGCCCCCAGGATATTCGTGCCAGTAGTGATAGCACTCGCAATCGCTGTCTTGAGCGCGGTAGCATCCGAGCCGACAGTCAAGTTTTTGATAAAGATCCCTGCATTAAGCTGTAGCTTTTCAAATGTCGCTTCACGAAGCGGCGTGGTTCCACCGGGAACAGCCATGCTCAATCCCTCCTTTAGTAAATCGTTGCAAACAGGAATTCAAACGTCAAGATTTTTCGCTTGACCATATTGTCCGAATCGTCTCCCAAAGGCTGAGCCCAAGGCGTTCCCTTGCGAACTACAATCCCACCTTCATCACACAACAGTGATACGCCTGTTCCGATCGCCCGGGATATCTCATCAACCTTTGCATTCAGCCCTGTCCAGCTTTCGGATCTGTAATAGACAGAAGCTGTGCCTCCAGTCCTTTCAAGCCCCTGATCCATATTCACCGAATATGTGATATAAGGGAAGCTCGGCTTTTCATCACCTGATGTAGGCACTGAGCTTGCAGGATAGGCTGGCAACTCGAAAGACTCGAAAAAGGACTGTATCGCGGCATTCTTCGTCATGCTAACACCCACTCTTCAGCGGTCACCTGCAGATAGTGTCCAAAGATGGCGCGAGGCGGGGTCTGTCTATCATCTCCATCACTGGTGATTCTGAATACCTTCTCATCAGACAGACGCTTGATCACATCATGGAACTCAAGCTTGGCATTCTTCGCGGTGGTTACTGTATACAAGGACGATACCCCTTGCTTATCTGCGATTCGTGCTTGCATGGACGAATCAAACGTGATAGACGCTTGAAACTCTGCACCTTCAGTCCATGTAGTCACGAAACCACCCTCACCATCAGGCACTCGCACCTTCTCCATGAAGCACACAGGCTCCATGCTTTCCTCAATCAAGGACATAACTTCCTCCACCGATTCAATCGTCCTGCGAATACCGACTGCCAGCTGAGCGTTCCGCTTTCGCCGCCTCCACTCTTCAGCGAGTATGAATACCCTCCCCACGATTCGGACTGATATGGGGATGTCACAACCGCCGCATTCTTCTCAATCCATGCATCAATTTCACTCGCAAGGTCAATCACGGATGGAGGAATCCGCATAGCCCAGACCGCTCCTGTGAAGGTTTCATCCAGAAGCTCTGCCTCACCATACTTATATACTCCATCATTGTGAACCGACCCCGCAATCCTGAAATACTGCCCCTGCTTCAAAAAGGGAAGGGATAGCGTGCCACCTTCAATGGAATACGTGCCTTCGTGCACATCCTTCTCAATGTCACAGAACCAATTCTTCAGCTCTTGACAAAGCTCCGAGAGAATCACGCTATCACTCCCCATCTCACTTCACGAATTCCTTCATGACAAACCCGCCACCCTTGATCGGAAGCCAACCTTCTGGAGCCTCGACGCTATTATCGGTTTCAATCCGATCATTCCAATCAAAAACTTTCAGAATTTTCGCATTTTTGCTCGGCTCCTTTCTCAGGTTAAGCCCACTCTCAGATGTTACTGTATACCATTTCTTGTTCGCCATGAGTCATTCCTCCATTAACCTGCGGCACCGCCTTCGCCGCCCTCGCTACCTTCAGCACTCGACGCGGTTACAGTGGCAATGAACAGGCTCTGCGGATCATAAAGCACGGGCATGAACAGACCGGAAGCCTTCGTCCACAGCACTGCAGGATCATCCTCCATCCACTGATGGATGTAAACGAAAGGCGACTGCCCAGAGGCGTTTACATTGCCCAGCAGGTCAGGACGATCAGCTTCAGGCGGATCTCCCCACAGGCCAACACCCAGCCGACCAGCAGGCGTAGCAGTGAAGAAGGTCACCTTGTTATCCGGGAAATACCGCTCGGTAGTGATGGAAGGCCGCCCATCAGCACCGATCACCGCATCGGCACCATAGGTCAGGTCATTCGTAATGATCGTGGTGATACCGAACTCCTCTTCAAGATAGGCATCCAGAGCCGTCCGACGAATCAGCGCACCAACGCCGATATTCCCATTGATCGCTTTCTGCAGGTTGACATTGCCACGCATCTTGGTGATGTTCTTCCGGGACGTCATCATGCCAGTGATGGTCTTCCCTTCAGCGAGCGCCGCATCAACGATTGTCTGAATCTGAGCAGGGATATCAGCATTGGGCCCAAGATCCAGAGTGAACGCAACGTTCCCTGCAGGAACGCCATAGTCAACGGTCAGATTCAGGTTATTCTCGACAATGGTCACCTTGCCGGTAGCCATCAGCTCATTCTTAGCAACCTTCGTCCGGGTCACAACCTGATCCGCCAGTCGGATACCATCGTTCATGACATAGTCGAACATCTCGTCGCTCCGAACCCCAGCGCGAGTCAGCGCACGCAGACGCTCGGACTGATTGATTTTAACCTTGATCAAGCCCTTCTCGATGTTGTGGGTGTCAACAGGCACCCGGAACGTAGTCTTGGCTTCAGTATCGAACCCGTGGAACTGAGCCATCACCGGGATCTGGAATTCAGAGGCAATAGACTGCCACTTGGCAACCAGATTGGAAGTCCGCTCATCGCCGAAGAGCGCATCCACAGGATCATTGGGCCGGGTCACATTCAGACCAACATTCAGCCATTCATCATTCGGGATCATCCCGAAGATTTTCTTTTCCCACTCCATAGTATCTACCTCCCTCACTCACCGAAATCGGGACGAGCCACAGAACCTTCAGTCAGGAATACGAAGCCCAGACCCTGAAGGGCAGTCTTAGCCGCAGAAGGAATCTTCTTTCCGTCATAGCTGTAATAGGTCTTACCATCACCGGCTGTGGTATCCGTTGTCAGCGTGTAGACAAAGTTGGGCGACGTCCCGCTTCTCTCATACAACCCCAATGCTTTAGGATTGCCACCAGTCGGTACAGTCGCGGAGCTGTATGTATCCACCGCTCCAGGAAGACGATTCTCGTACACTACTCCGCTCGTCACCAGAGAACCGGGCATATCCCCTTCAGACACATCTACATCCTCGTAGACAATGCCCTTGGCAGTCGCGCCATTCGCCGGCCATACCGTACCCATAGGGATATACTTCCCCTCGCCCACAGTCACAGCCTGAGCGTTTTCAGCATCAGCCTCGAAAGTGATGCGGGTACACTTTTCATTGTCGGCAAGGAACCAGCCCGGAGCATAAACCTTGCCAGTAGTGGCATTGCGTTTGATAAAGCTCATTTGGATTCCACCTTTCCATACATCTGTTCCTGATACTTCTGTGCCAGAATCGCGGCTCTGCTGGGCGCCCGATCCTTCCCGCCATTGTTCTCCGGAGGCGTCGCGCTCTCGACTCCAGTCTCTTTAGCGGTCACGATAAAGTCGGCCCATTCTTCCTTTGCGTTTGCCTCAATTTCAGCGGCCTTCGTAAAGGATCCGTCCTTGAATTCCAGCTCGTCAAAGTTGACAGTTTTCAGGATCACCGCAAGCCGCTTCTCGGGAATGCCGATCTTCTTCAGCATTTCACGATAGGCGTTTTCCTTTTCAGCCCTGAGAGCCTTGGCCTCGACATCATTCTTGTATGCATCGTATTCAGTCTTCAGCTTCGTGTACTTCTCGGTCTGGTCGCCGACTTCATCCAGCTTCGTCTGCAATTCATCTGCGAGGGCCTTCTTTGCGTTGTACCTATCAACCGTTACAAAGCCTTCTCCCACAGCTTTCTGAATCGCCTGAACAAGACCGGGGATGGAATCAGCAGGAATGTTTCCATCGTCGTTTACGTGCCTGCGGACAACCTTGTCAAAATCTGCCATTTTCTCTCACAATCCTTTCGCTGTTACGGGTGCTACCCTGATTGTTTACCATAAGCATAAACCTGTGGATAACTTTTGTCAATACTTATACTTGTGAATAATTCTGTGGATAACTTTTGTGGTTTAATAGGCTTTAATGCCCTTTAATAAGCGAATTCCCTTCCAAGGCTCAAAAAGGGCCTTCTGGGCGCTTCCAGAAAAGGATGAATATTATATCGATTGAAAGGTCAGAGAGGGGTCTGTGCGATTATGCATGTTTTTGCATATTTGACCAGATTTGACATCATCACTCAAACCCTTATAAATCAAGGCTTCCGGGATTTTTATGCATAAATCAGGCTCGAAAATTCACATGATTTTTGCATAAAATGATTATCCACAGGTTTGACCTTTGCTCCAGCCCTTGATTTGTAAGGCCTCTTAACTTATCCACAGGTTTGCATAAATGCATATGTGGATAAACCTGTGGATAACTTGCGATGTAGGTCAGTGTAGGATTTTCGTACATTTTATATTATTATTATATTTTTTTCTTCTCGCTATATAATAAATAGTAAATGTATGATTATACTACACAATGTTAATACTGCATCATAGGAAATTAGAAAACGCTTCCTTGAACAGACGCTCATACTCTTCCTTATGGTTCTGCAGGGCATTCCGCAAGAAAGGGCGTTCCCTCATTCGCGTCGTACCAAATTCGACATAAGGAGCGTAATAGATATTCGTGCCGATATAGACTGAGCGAGTTCCGTCTCCTTCCTTCTGTGCGGATCCCTCATATTTCCCATGCTGGATCCCCGGATCATCATGGTATCCAGAAATGTTGGCAGGTTCTCCATCAAGCGCCCAAGTGATGGAATTCCGAAGGAATCCTGTATCCACCGCTCTCATATCGGATATAGTCTCTTTTGCATAACGTTCTGCCAATCCTCCGACATACCGCAAGGCTTTCTCAATCGCCTTATCCACTTTCTTGTCAGGGTTCCCAGGAGCGTCCTTGATTTCTGCCATAACAATCATCCTCTCAATTTCTTCAGCATTCGTCTTGGGACCAAGATTTCAGCCTCACCAGTCGTTTGATAGGCTCCCCACGTATCAATCGGACGAATCAGGATCTCTTCAATCTTTCCAGCCGCACCAGCGAAGCTCTCTGCAATCGTTCTGTCCATACTGAAGGAAGACCATATGTCAGCCGCAATTTCAGCTTGCCCCTTTGTCCCTCTGAACATTGACATCGGCGTATATAGGAATTCTTCAAAGGTCGTTTTGCTTCCTTCTCCAACAGTCTCCATAAAATCGCGGTATGCAATGTTCCATCCTGCATTCAGCACTTCTGGGTCTCCCATTATCAGGTCTGCAATTTTAGGTTTGTATTCAGAGTCAGCTTCAACAAACCATCCCCTCCGATATGAATCAGGAATTCCTTCTCGGACTGTTTCTATTGCAGTCTCATCACTCACTTGCTGTAAATGGTTCTGAGCTTCATGCATCATTGTCCCTTCGTATTGATCCCACAGCTCGCGCCCAGTTACTCCGTCTGCTTTCATGGCATCTTTGTTTTCTCGTATAAACTCTGCCTTACTGCCAGCAGGTTCGTAATCACCTTTCGTATTCCACGCATCATCAAGTTCCCTGTTTAACTCGGGCTCTTCCTTCTTTCTGAATCCTTTTACAACTTCAGCCATCGTGCACCGGCAATTATAGGTGTTTGCAGGATCTGCATTCGGATCTCCCGGATACATGATCTCACCAATCGAATTCACAAAAGGCTCATCATAAGGAACCTGCACTCTGTCCAGCTCTGCATGGGCATCGCGCGTGCGCTCATCCTGCGTGGCGATCCATTCCTTGTACATGATCACCCCGTCATCCTCCGCCTGCTCCATAGCATCGAATCGACCTTTGTTTTGAGCGGATGTCACTGCCGTACGCGCATTCCTGATCGCACTCTCTTTGCTCATTGTGCTAACATTCATCAGACGCTTTTTCATCTGATCCGCACTCTCACCCTGCAGGATCCCCTGCAGAATTTGTGAATTGACGCGCTTCGTATTCCAGCGAGTATCCCTTCTCCCGTCTACAAACTTGTATGGAAGAAGAGTCTTTTTACTGGTCGCAAGGTTGCGGACTGTCTCCGCATTCGTCAGGTCAAAAGAGTATCCCTTGATCTTACGTTCCACTCCCTGCCCTACCTCATTGAAATTGTGGGCGTAGACATTCGGGATTTCATGGTTTACGATCGCCATTGCTCGCCTATCTGCATGGACCATATTTTCTGCGATAGAATCACGCAGGGCTTTATACTTTTCGCCCATCAACAGCTTGTTTTTGCGCCACTCATCATACTCCGCTTTCGTCAGCTTCCCTGCATCCACAAGAGCCTTCTCCTTTTTATCCAACTCCGCGAATTGGTCAAAAAAGGCATTGACCTTTGCGGCCATGCCTTTCTGTGCTTCAGCATATATCTTTTCCAGTCTTGTGCCGATAGCACGAACTCGCTTATCCTCAAACGACAGACTCATCGGTTACAACCTCCCCTGTAGCACTGAACCTTGCAGAGTCCTCGGCTATGATGTTCGCCATAACATCATCGTACTTATCCGCATCTCCAAAGAGTCCCAGGATCTTTTTAGTGATGTACCCCGAGTCCAGATATTCTTGCGCTTGCAGGACAGCGCTGATCTCATCAGTCACGTTCACGATCTTGGACCGAGTGAAAGTACACTCATCATCAATTCCTGCGAGCGCAAGCACTCGATTGACGAACTCCAGAACATTATACTCAAGCTGATCGCACTTGGAATTCAGCGGTTCATACGCCGCAAGAATCTGCGTGGCTGTGATTGCCCCTCCTGCAATCAACTTCGTATCCAGCGCCATAAAGTCATCAAAGAGCTGTCGCCGAAGGTTCTCTAGAGTAGACGAGTTTGCCGCATACGGGGCTTCCACAGTCTGAGCCTCGACCCCTGCACCGCTATCGCCATCAGCATGGGCCACGTGAGTCAGCTTCAGCTGAGAGATAAACCTCTCATCATCGACCTCGTCCATGCCTCCGCAATTCTTCAGGATCCAGTAAATGAAATTTCCATCATCCACATTGTTGACCATCTGGGAAAGAGTCAGGTCATAGGCATCCAGAGTATTCTGTTTCCCTACGATTGCAGACAGCTTGTCCTCATTGTACATAGGCACGATCGGCAGGCTCTCGTAGTTCCCCATATCAGCGACGAATTCGCCGTCTGCCACAGAGGCCATTTTTAGGCTCTTATAGCCCCTTTTCGGTTTCCTGATAGAAATATCCTTCCCTCGTTCGCGAATGTACTCTGTGAGCCCGTCAGGCTCAAACAGGACTATACAGAGAGGCTTGCTTTCATCGATCTGCCAGAAGCGGATCCCTGCCATCAGCTGACCTGTGTATTCGTCATAGAGTGGGACGAACTCCAAATAATCGAAGGCTTCAAGGTGGTCAAAGTTCCAGAAGCCGAAACTGCATCCACTATTGATCGCATACCTCGCGAGCGTCTGCAGGGAATTGTCGAACGCTTTTCCCAGCTTGTCCTTAGTATCATCCTTCTGAAAGCTCGCGCCGTTCCCCAAAAGCGTCTGAACCTCTTGTGTTACGAAGTAGTGGTACAGACTTGACGGGATCTTATGGTTCGGCGAAAAGTTATCAGGAACTGACTGTCCCATCGCGTTTCTGATAAACTTTTCCAAACGCATGATCGTCGGATTCAGGTTCTTGTAATACAGAGACGCATCAAGCGCAATCTGATACTTAGCACTCACTTTGTGCTCGTTGATTGCACTGATACAAAACTGCATCCGCTCATTTTCGTCATTCCCAACCGCAAGCAAATCCTGATAGGTTTTCATTCAACATCCCCCCAATGCCCATTTCCAGAAAAGATTCATTCCCCACAGATAAACAAAAACCCCTGCGATAAACAGGCCCCATTTTATATCGTCCTTCACAGTTACCTCCCGAATAGGTTGATCTGCCCCTCTCGCCTTGGCTTGTTTGGAATGATCCGAATCAGGCTTGCCAGAGAGTCGGGTGCGTCATCATGCTCTGCATTATCGTTGAAATCACAAATCTGGCTCACGTACTCGGGGTCAGTTCCTTTTACAAATATAACATTTTCCCATTCAAACTTCAAGTAGCTTGTGATTTTCAGGTATTTGTTCATATGTTCGCCATATATAACTACTCGTTCTCCGCGCTTTCTTAAATCCCTTCCCAGATATCCCTTGTCGCCATTCTCTTCACAGTATATCTTTCCTGCATTGAGCCCATGATGGATCGTTAAAATATTATCAAGCACATCATCAATATGCTTCCTCCATATCTTCCCAAAGACATAATACTTTCCGTCATGAACCTTTACGACAGTATATGCAGTATAATCCTCACCATGATAGGCGGCGTCAATATGGCCTATGCCCTGCTCCACGAGAGAAGGATCTGCACCAGTCTGCGGGTTTGTGAAAAGCACATCATCGGAGGCAATGTGCCGAAGCTCGTAGTTTGCGGCAAAAAGGCTTGGGCTCATGCTCCGCTTTAACGCATCAATCTGAGCCTCACTCAACAGCCCTGTCGTATAGCAGTCATACTTCTCCGGGTTTGGCATCAGCGTAAAGGCGTCGTCCTTGTGCCAAGGCGTGCCTGTGTTTATAATCACTCCGCCTCTGTTACGAATGTTCTGCAATTCCTGATACACGAGCTTGATGCGGTCACGCTCTGCCTGACTGATTCTATCCTGCACATTCACGATATCGTCAGTAATCACACAGTCTGCGTGCTTACCTGTCAGGCTTCCGACAGTACCTACTCCGAGAAGCTGTGCAGAACCACGAGCGGCGCCATAATTATTCAGGGTAATCGATCCGCTGTTTTCGCCTATGACTTCCAGATCGTATCCGTATAGCTTCCTGAAAATGAATCCGAATACATCGCTATGCAACAGCTTGGAAACAAGACGAATAACTTCGACCACATCACCGCCTGTCTTACGCATAAAAATGATGTTCTGAGTCGGATAGAATATCATGCGTAAAGCTATCCCTTCAGCGAGACAAGTGGTCTTGTAGCTTCCACGATGCGCTTGAAGAGTGAAATCACCAGGAGGCAGGATAATCTTTTTCAGCCATCCGTTATGCAGGTCTGTGAAATCCTTAAAGCCACAAACCCTGCCTATATCGGCAGGGTAGTTTGTAAGGTAGTCAAGCATTTCGTTCCGAGTTGCGTCGTTTAAAGTATTCATTCAGAGCCTCCACATCCTGCGATTGCCGGGACTCTACGCTCATGTCCATATTATCCCTCTGACCAAGCCATTGCTTGCCAAGCCAGATCGCCATAGCATAGGATTTTTCTGCCTGCCTGAATTGAAATCTGCGTAGACTGATTTTCCCATCAACCGAATATACTTTAAATGCATCCGAAAAACCCATAGGTTTTCCATCTTCGTCCTGATAGGTCGCCTTGCACCAATTTTCGATGGTGTCCTCTGAACATTTAAACCAGCAAGCGATTTCCTTCAGCGTACACTGGATTGCGCACAGCTTTTCAAACTGCTCTTTATCGATTTCCTTTCTCGGTCTTGCCAAAATACCGCCTCCGTTTCGAATTCATTTTTAATCGTTGCATATACGTTTCTGCTTTAGAACCCTTAACAGTATTATCCGTGCACCATGGGAAATTCATATGCATAATAGAAAATTCACAAGTTTTAAAATTGACAAATTCAATATCTTTCCCTATCCATACTTTGGAGATTTTCTGATAGTTATTAAGCCCAACTAAACTTTTGGTAGGCGCAAGATGTTGTACTAAGCTTGGGATTGTTGTAAAAACATCAATCTGATTGGCTTGAGCGAACATTCCTATGGCCGCATCATCATGAGCGTATTCTTCTCCTAAGTTTTCAGCAATCCAGTCGAAACAATGTTGAATCATATATGTGGGCATCATTATTGCCACTCCACCAGCAACACAATGATCCCCTATTAATTTGACATATGGTGTTCGCAAAGTCAAATCTTTTAATTTTGTTCTCGCACAGTAAAATGAAAAAATTGCATTAGGAAAAGACTTGGAACATTCAACAGCATGCTGTTCAAAATTATTAACAACCTCTGCATCATCTTGAAGCACAATACCATGTGACTTATTTCGATCAATTTCCAACCATGTTTTACGAGCCGTATACATCGCATCTCCGCCATCGCGTCTATCATCAAAAGTTATAATTGATGAATTGTATCCAACAGATTGGGCAAGTGCACGAGCCATTGCCTCTCTTTTAGGCGATGCCATAATGCGTATATCTACAGTATTCATTTTTGATTCCTCCTATGCAACTCATGTGCAAACGAAGTAATATCACCGGAATCACAAATCAGGTATTCGTCAAAACTTCCTGCTTCACCTTTTCCCCTTCTTACACTCAACCATTCAGATGGAGGCAGGGCTTTATGCGAGTTACTTTCATTAATCCATTTTCTTCTGCCGCCTTTCGTACAGATTTCATGGACTGCCGCACTTCCGAGATATCGATAGTTGTCGAAACCGTTTACATAGGAATAGATCGACCAAAGCGGATTGTCAAACAAATACTGCACTCTCGGAATTGCCTTGATGATGTCTGCGACATCCTGCCTGAACATCATTCCTCCGCCAGTATACACAATGTTTTGCTTGATAAGAGAATCACGAATCGTAACTTTTTCAAGCATCTTTTCAGTCTTACGCCAATTGGAGGACAAAAATCCTATGCTTTGTTTATTCATTAAGATTTCAGCCATCTCGTTATAATGAGTCTTTCCGGAAACAGCGAACATATCATCGTCAAGGATACACCAGACATCAGATTTGTCTGCATCAAGCGCAATACATCTCGCCATATGCGGGCCAGTCATTTCTTCAGAAGTGAATATCCTGCATTTATCGCCGAAAAAACGCTTAGAATGGCAATCTATGATTGCTTTTTCTTCAGAGCTGTATTTCTGAAGCACAAGATCTAAATACCAGTCAGAGAATTCAGACAACGATGTTATAAGCCGAGCAAGACTTTGCAACCTTCCTGCAAGGGAACAAATCAAAAATGTCTTTTTCAAATTCATTCCTCCCATTCAGCCACGCAAGCGAAAGCGGTTACCCATTCTCCCTCTTCGCCAATTACACACTCAGCAGAGACTTCAATCCTGCCAAGCTCCCAACCTCGTTCCTTAAATCCTTCACATACCATTGCTGTCACAGTCTCTATTGCCTTTTCCTTCGAACATTCGCCTTCATACTCCATAATCACAGCGCAACGTTCTTCGTCTTCAGGGTGGTCAGCAGGATACCCAATAGCAACTGCGGCAGATATCATCCTATCGGGAACATTCGTGCTCTCTACCGCATAAGCGATAGGAAGCAGACTTCCATAAGGCAAGCCAATTTTATCAGTCGCAATGCTTTCAAGAGGAAGAATGGAAGAAAGCCGAACCAGATTATAGTTTCCTACTCCTGCATCCAGCAAAGCGGAATCAAATGAAGTAATTCTTTGTTTGCCGTAGCCATAACCAGAACTGATTTTATAATGTTTCATTCTTCTTCCTCCACCCTGTCGCAAATATCGCCTTCTCTGACAAACATGATATGACCGCACTTTTCGCACACGCACTTGTAATACCGAGGCGGTGGTGTAGCAGTCTGCTTCTGAGCTTCCTTGGCCTTTTCCAGTTCTGCAGGCGTAGTCATCTGTGTAGAAGCCTCTGCTTCCTTCTCCGCCTGTTCTTCCTGTTGTTTCAGGAATTCTTCATATAGTTTTTTACGCTGTTCCTCAGAGATTTCCTGACTGCCAGAAGGCGTTTCAGGCTCGAAATCCTCAAAGCTCGGGATATCATCGACATCGGATACATCAAGTCCAATGCCTGAAAAATCAAAGTCAATATTCAGCATATCCAGCTCGTGCTTCAGCTCATCGGTCACCCACTCAGAAAGCTCAGAGATTTTATTATCCGTGATTCGGTCTGCCTTGATCTCGTCAGGACTCGCATGGGAAATAATGCATGGCAGTTCTGTCATCCCCAGCCGGATTGCAGCAGTAAACCTTGCATGTCCCTTGATAATCACTCCATCAGGGTCAATAGTCAGAGGAACATTAAAGCCCACGATGGGGATAATCTTACACAGCTGTTCTACAGTCTTGTCATTCTTTCTGGGATTCCTCACATAAGGCTTGATTTCCGAGATTTTCTTCATAACCAATTCTTTTTCGACTCTGATTTCACTCACGATTCTGTTCCTCCCATTTCTTTTGTTCTTCTACCTGTTTTTCTGAATAAGCCGCTCGGCTATACTCATTCTTTTCATACAGCTTGGCATACCCTGTTATATACTTCAGGCGAACCAATTCTTCTGCTTCAAGGCCAAGATTGTTGCACACCTCAAGGTCACTTGCTCCATTCAAAAGCATTTCCATAACAATATTGCTCATGCCCTGCACAGAATGCTTCCCTCTGGCACGATTATGCCTGATCGTACTCGCCATCAAGTCATTCATGGTCTTGTTCTTCAGAACCACGCACGGGAGCTTCCCTTCACATGAGGCGTAGATATCCTTATACCGTCTCATGATCGAATATCTATGGAATCCATCAACTATCACATAGCGATCCTTCTTCTCGTCATAGATCGTGACCACAGGCTGAGTATATCCATCCTTCTTTACGCTTACATAAAGCAGTTTCATTTCCTGCGTTGCGACAGAGTTCGGGTTATAGTCATTCGCATGGACCTTTTCAATCGGAATCCATTGCACTTCTGCAATAGGTTGATCCTTAATCATGTTCGTCCCTCCATATACGCCTTGAATTTTGCGACATCCTTATTTTTGTATTTCCCTTCAAGACGACCTTTGGAATATACCTGATACTCATGGTTTTTATTCACTGTTCCGCAAGTATCGTTCAGGATCACTTCTTTTACATGGACTCTATACCAATCATCGCCATCCTGCTTCTTCCATCTGGCAAGATAGATAGGCTGATCTTCAGGTGGAACAATATGAATCAGCAGATAATCACGATATTCCTTCCAATCCTTGAAAGCAAAAGGAAGCGAACGAGGCACGATACCGCCTTCATCAAAACTATGATTGAAAGTTGACACTCCTGGGACTCTCGCACAGAAGCGGTTATAGGTATCACGCTCAAACTCCTGAAGCATCTGAATAGCGTGCCACGATGTTTCATGAATCAGTGCTGAGACTCGCATATCCTGTTTGCGTGTTCCCCAGCGATACATCAGATCATAGACTCCATTATAAGCCCAATGGTTCTTAGCGATTGCAGTCCACACATCATCATCAGTGAAGTCATAGATCGGCCAGAACTTGCGAGTAGTCCCGATAGGCGTTGTACACCATGTCAGCCCATGCCATTTGCCTGAGCTTCCGGTAATGCTCATTCGCCGCCGTGGGCTTTCGCTCATTCTCATGCCCACAAGGACTGCACATTCTTTGTCCGTAATCGTTGTTGGTAGCTGCCTGACCAAAGTGTAAAACGCATCATCTCTTCCCTGCAAAGAGAGTCCAAGCGGAGACTCGTGAATGGCAATATTAGATGCAGGATGTATCCATTTGTTCTTTTCCTTATCATCCCACACTCGCAACGTTTTGTTTTTAGGCGACAGATTGTTCGGAAAATCAAAAGGAATCTGATACCAATATGGATCAACTTCAGGAAGTCGCATGACCCAGTCCATGTAATCCACAGTATGTTGCCATTCTGCTTCCTGATCAAGCCAGAACACTTTCAGAGGCAGTCTGCCTTTTTCTCGTGCAACCATCAAGGCCAGATTGAACACAACAGTGCTGTCCTTGCCTTCGCTCATGCACACGATAATTTCAGGGAAATTGTCAAACAACATTCGGATCCGACTGATAGCTTCATCGAAAACATTGTTCTGTGAGTATAGCATTATTAGTTCCCATCCCCATTCAAAGTACGTTCCATCTCTTGAATCATTCGCTCAAAGGTCTTTGTTTTGGTCAGACCAAGCGCAACGCAAAGCTCTTCAAACTTCTTCCACATGTCCAGAGTCAGCTGTACAGTAATGGTCTTCTTTGGCACAAACTTTCGTTCCATCGGCTTCTCTCCCTTCTCTACTGATTTATACTTGAATTATAGCATGGAACAAAATCAAAAACAAGGGCTTTATTTGCCCTTGTGAGCGCTTTCGCATTTCAGATGAATAAGATATCATTCGATACCATGCGTGAGCCCAGAGAGGCCTTTAAACCTCTTTCAGGCCCCTTTTTATGGTCTTCATCTCTTTCAATCGCTCCATAAGCACGTCAGGGTCAATATTGGACAGCACTTTGAAATACTCGCCCCTGAAAAAACGTTCGAGCGCCGCGCGTTTACGAGCATCCTTTTCTCGCACATAATCAATGATCGCCATCTTCACAATGCCTGTTGCCAGATCCCTGCATCCCATGATGTCTGCATCAATCTGAAGAGGCTTCCTTTCAGGAATGAATTCGGGGCAGGATATAACAGCGCATCCATCAACCACTTTCCACCCCTCGACCTGGATAAAGGACTCGCTCCAACTGCAGCCCTTTGTACAGGCATTCGCACATTCCCAGCATTTCGATTCAGTCATTCCCATTGCGCGTCCCTCCGTGCCATTTCACTCGGTTTCAAATTCCACACTCGCCACTGCTTCCTGTAAAGCGAGTTTATCTGCATCAAACCGTTTCCAAACTCTGTCGATGTATCTCCGACGCTTTTCACTGCTGTTGCCACAGGTGGCTTGCCTCGGATCTCAAGCCATATAGCCTCTTCCTCCCTGCAGACCTCTGGCCAGTACAGAACTCTCGGACCATCAATCGGCATTTCGCCTCGGACGAAGATCTCATGAGTCAGGAATGTGTAGCCGCAGACTTCACATCGTCTGCGGCGCATCACAAACTTTTCACGCTCTCTGGATTCCAGCACCCGGCTTTGTTTCCTGCTCCCGCATACCTTGCAGATCATACTTGCCCCTCCCGATTGTCAGAATGCGTTTGCACGATGTGCATTTAATCTCAATCAGGAAATCCCCACCCTTGTTATAAAAGAGCCTGTGCCCACAGGCAGGGCAATGTACCCAGTTACTCATTTCGTCAGCACCTCCCTGATATAGCTTTCAGCATTGTCGTCCTTCTGGCAAATCGTCTCTGCGGAGAAGTAAATGGCGCTCTTTCCGAAGATCCTCCTGTACTCTTCCTGAATCTCGCTCTGGGATTTATCGTAGCAGATCGCGTGCCCGTATCCGAACCTGTAGGTTCCCTTCGGGAATTTTGAGTACCAGTCAAACCCTATTCCCCGGAAGAATGCAGTGTGAGCGATGGGGAAGCTCATCCGCTTTAGGTCCATCGGCTGAGAAGCGGACTTGACCTTCACACAGAGCATATCGCAACCGGTCTTCTGTTCGTAATATCCCTGCGTGCAGTAAAGGTTGAACCTGTAGCCCTGTGCTTCCAGCTCAAGAATAACCCCCAGCATTTTCTGACCTGCCTTGATCAGCTCTTTGGAATCCCGGAATGCAGGAACCGTCATCTCGTAGTAGATGTCCAGCACTTTCGTTTTGATGGGCTTCATCGATGAATTGATCATCGAATTCGGAAGCCCCATGATCGCATTCGGGATGATGGGCTGGAATCCTGCCACATCATTGTATGTCTTGAATCTCTTCCCCTGACCCTTCGCGGAGATCCGCATCTTCGTCTTCATGGCCTCAACCACTGGCTGATATCCTTCTCGAAGCATCGCGTATGCTTCGGTTCTCGTTGCCCCGATAAAGCTCGATCTGCCAGGGCGGAAGGTATCCTCAAACCGCTTGTCTGTCCGCTCCCTCGTCTGCAGGTCATCAGCGACCTCCTGTGCGCTGTTGTACATTTCGATGTTCAGATGCCCTCCGAAGAACTTGGACTGATATGTTTTGATAATGCTCATGGTTCAAGACCTCCCATTCGTTTGCTGTTTCTCTCAACCTCAAGCGTTCAGATAGCGGTTTGCAACTGCCCAGCCCTTAGCGGTGAGCCCGATCCATGTGTCTTTCGTGCAATACTCAAGCTCCCCATAATTGTAAGCCTTGCGGCTCTTCTTGCAATAGGTCGTCTGATATGTTCTCAAGTATCCCATTTCCATGAATTCCTCATACTCGGCAGGGTTGTTTCCAATCTCTTGCCAAGATTCAAGATCGATACGCTTTACCATTTTGTTAGTTCCAAACCCGTGCGCTTCGACAAGCGCATGTGCGATTTCTTTGAAGAAACGTCCCTTGATCGTAAGTTCCTTTGTCATGGCTCATGGCCTCCCTTCATTCGATCAATCTCTTGATCTGTATGTATTGTACCATATCCCTTGCATGCCTGTCAATACCTTTTCATAAGAAAATTGAAGAAAATTTAAAAGAAATTCGCGGGCCACCATCAAGCGATGGCCCGAGTGAATGCATTGTAATACTCATTCCGCACTGTCATCCCGTCCTTCAGGATGTTCACATCGTCCTTTTCAAGCCCCTTGATCAAGCAGGTTTGGAGCATCTCAACCTTGTCCAGCAGTTTCTCCATCTTAGCCATGCGGCTCATCGCGCGGTAGCTGACTGTGATGCACAGCCCTGCTTTAGTCGCGGCATTGCGGAAATCCCTGCAGAACTTGACCAGCTCGGTATTGCCTTCGGTCACATTCATTTCAATCCGCTCATCGTAGTCGATCTCAATCATGGCAAACCGGTCAAGACTCGCGGCATCAAGCGTGTTCCTTCCAACGTAGGATGTATCAGCCCCGTGGCCTGTGGTGTTCCCAGCGGCAATCACTCGGAAATTCGGGTTGGCTTCAACCTTTCCGATCGGAGCAGGAAAATCGAAGTACCTGTTGGCAATGGCGGCGTTCAGAATGATCAGAACTTCAGGGATACTGGCATCCATCTCGTCAAGCATGAAGACCCCGCCCTTTGTAAAGGCCTTGTAGAACTGGCTCTCGTGGAAGGTTCCGTTTGCATCGGTGAACCCGGTCAGCTTGTATTCCTGCGTGACTGCATTGGTAAAGTAGAAATCAAGCCCCAGCGCCTCGGCCACCTGCTTGCAGATCACGTTCTTTCCAGAACCTGCTGGACCAGCGAGATACACAGGCTCGTTATTGGCTACGAACTTCAGCACCGTGTCGAATTTCTTGTGCTGGACTCCAGGAAGATCCCGCTTCCCGAACTCGCTAATCAGCGTGACCTTCTTCTCAATGGTTCCGTAGGTATCGATGATGTACTGGTCGATCTTGTCAGTCAGCTTCGCGGCCACGCTCTTTTCGATCTCATCGGATTTCATCTGGGCGACCATGTTAGTGACCACACTGGCAAGGAAGTCAAGTCCCTGATTCGCCTGTGCCTGTGTAGGCATCTGCGGAACTTCCGCTTCTTTCTTAGCGGTATTGCGTTCATACTTGTACCAATTTATGAAGTTTGTGATGTTGTAATCCTTTCTCTCAGCCCATTCTGAAATGGCTTTGCGGATGTCGCTTACATTAGATTCATCAGCGGCAATAATCGACTCAAATTCTTCTCCGCGCTGTATTGCTCTGTAGCGAGTCCCCATTTTCATGTTGAAGTAGGAAATCAGCATCCTCGTTGCACTCTCGTGTTTCATGGTTCTTAGACCTCCCAATCTTTTGTAGCCTCTTTCAAGGCTCGTCTGTATTGTAACACTACCGAGTTCGCTTGTCAATAGGTTTTTATAGAAAAATATAAATAAAAGTTATCCACAGGCAAACTCGTCAAAAAGAGGCCTCCCAGAAGCTCTCTGGAGGCCTCAAAAATCGCATATACCTCTGTTTGCCACAAAAAGGCCCCTTCCAGCGCTTCCAGCCTTCAAATGAATATTATATCATTCGCATTTCTCGGCGAGATTCTGTGGAAAACCTTGGTAAAATTTCTTCCCAAATCTGACATTGTGCATAAACCTGTGGATAACTCTACCAACACATGTAAATACACTCTATAGGAATATCTCCATTCCAGCCTCGTTCCCAATCGCTCGACAACCATTTGAGAATCGACTGCAGACACTCAAGCGCGGAAGCTACGCTTCCCCAGCCATTATCAGGCTCATGCTTCCTATACGCCTTTGCGTTAAACGACAACTCGTGAACACCTCGCTCCAGCTTCGGGATCACATCAGTGACCTTATACCATTTACCCTGTTCAAAATCCCAATCCATGCT